GGCGGCCCAGGCGGCGGCCCCGGTGGCGGCCTCGGCGGCGGCCCAGGCGGCGGCCCTGGCGGCGGCCCTGGCGGCGGCCCTGGCGGCGGCCCAGGCGGCGGCCTCGGCGGCGGCCTCGGCGGCGGCCCTGGCGGCGGCCCAGGTGGCGTCCCTGGCGGCGGCCCAGGCGGCGGCCCCGGTGGCGGCTAATTCGTCGCGTGTCGCCTGACCACGGGCAAAGCGCCGCGCGACCGAGATGGCCTCACGCGGACTTGCGTCGTCCGGGTAGTCGCGCTCGTACAGCGGCAGCACGCGTTCGGCACAGTCGGCGGCAAATAGGCGCGCCGTCCGCTCGTTCCACGTGTCGAGCCGGTAGAGGAGTCGCGCCTTGCGGCACCACCGCTCTTCGTCGTCGCCTTCCGTGAGTCCCGCTGGCTCCAGGACGTAGCCCCGCTCGTTGAGCCACCCCACCGCCTGCGCGACCGTGCAGTAGTGCAGGCCGCGCTCGAACTTGATGGGCGCGCCGCGCACGCTGACCCACTTCCCCGGCGTCCCGCCCTGCGGGAGCGGCCAGGCATAGCCGGAGTATGGGCTGAGGCCCTTGGCCCTCAGGAACTTCAGCGGCGTCTCCAGCGTCAGGTCTGGATACTGCGCCCGCTCAGTGGGCGCTTGGTCGTCTCTAGTGATCTGTGCTAGGCTGTTCATTGGGTAGCAGCAACTCCTCTCTCTACTGATGGGGCCGCTTCGTTCCCGCGAAGCGGCCCTTTCGTTTCAGGCGGCGTTCCTGGTCACTGGCCGTCGCGCCGTTCGCAACTGCGCCCGGTGCCGCGCTAAGTGGCGCTCACCTTCCGTCAGCACGCGCACCGCTTCTGGCGCGGCCGCGAGCACGACGGCATCGCAGGCGGCATCCGCCTCGGCAAAGCGCCGCTCGATCTCCGCCACCCGCGCCGTCGCCCGCTCCCGGTAGGGCCGGGGCAACACGCCCACCAGCACGCGAGCCAGCGCCGCCAGGTCGGCAAACGCCCGATCCTCGCCAGCATCGGCCGCCTCAGCCCGGTACTGGCGCTCCAAACACTGCACTTCCAGGCGGCCCTCCACCACGGCCGTGATGCCGCGGTCTAAGGCACCGCCTCCGTCTCGATAGGGATTCACTGGGTTGGCTCCTCTCTTTCTCTATCTGCTTAGATTGATTGGTTCGGGGGTAGTCAGGCGTCTGCCCGGTCGGGTTCGCGGGAGTCGCGCAGCAACCGGGCGAGTGCTTCCAGCGCCGCCGCGACTTCCTCGCGCACGACGGCCCGTAGTTCGTCCTCGGTGAGTACCGCGCGTGGCGTCGTCTGCCGGCCGCGGTGGAGTAGGGCGTCCAGCTCCGAGCGGAGATACCGGCGCCGGCGCACGCCATGCGGCACGTAACTGAGTTCGCCGCGCTCGCGCATCTGCGCCAGCGTGTGCCGGTTGACGCCCAACAGCGCCGCCGCCTCGGCCGCCGTCAGGTAGGCGCTTGCTGCCGTTTGTGGCCTCTGTGCCGTCGTCCGTGGAGCCGCCAGCGCGCTCATGCCGCGGCCTCGGTCGTCTTGTCGGCGTCAACTTCCGGCCGTCTCGTCCCTGTTTTGGCAACGGACCGCGCATAGGGAAGCCCCACCTGTTCGAGCGCTTCACGCAGCAGGTCGGCGCGAGAACGGCCCGCCTGCAGCGCCAGGCGCGACCATTCGGCCAAGTGGTGCGGGCGCATGTTCAGGCTCACGAACGGCCACTGCCGGACGCCCAAGCCGCGCCCCTTAGCGGTGTCCGAGGTAGCGGCCGCCGTCGCTGGCGTGGTCGTGGTCGTGGGTGCGGTGTCCATGCGGTGCGTGGTCCTCTCTCGTCCGCGCTGCCAATTGCGTTGTTGTCAACATAGTAGCCGCGGGTCGCGTTGTTGTCAAGGTCTTTCGCGCAAATTGACAGCGCACGAAGCGGGAGGTTCACAAGTGCGCGCAAACGTGCTACGCTGCCCGCGTGTTGTCAACAATCAGACAGCGCGGGGGCAGGGACACCATGGCGAACAGACAGAACGGCAAGCAGAACGGTAAGCACAGCGGAAAGCAGAGAGGCAAGGCACGACGTGCGCAGGATGAGCGGGGGCCGGTCCCGATCCTATTACTGCGGCGCGCAATCCTCGTGCGCTCGCGACTTGAGGCGCTCGGGCTCAAGCAGAAGCACGCGGCGGAACGTGCGGGCCTTTCCGAATCCTCCATCTCGCTCATCATGAATATGGAGCGGCATTCCCAAACGCGCACGCTGGAAAAGCTCGCGCCCGTGCTGGGTCTGACCCTGGGCGATCTGGTCGATCCGCCGCCGGTGCCGGGAGAGGAATCGCTGGCCGCCTCAGGGATCGAGGCGCTGGCCACCATGCCTCCGGTGCCCCGCCGCTATCCGCGGATGTGGTTGGCCGCCGATGCTGCGCTCGATCAGGCGTTGGCAGAGTTAGATCAGGCGGCGCGCGCGATGCTGCACCGGCCGCGACGTGACGAAGCCCTGCCGCGGCGTCTGGTGCCCTACTTAGTCGAGGTCGCCACGCAGCGCGAGCGCTGGCGGGAGTCACACGGCTTGGGAGCGCTGCCCGGTCAGGTGCATTTGCTGCCTGCCCCGCCCACGAATCTGCCGGACGACGCCGCCCCCAACGAGCACGACGCCGCGCCTTAGCGCCGTGCGCCTTACCGAGGCGCCTTACCGGGGTGCGCGGCCCATTCGGGGCTGCTGTCTCGGCCGCGTGCCCCCACTCTCGGCAAGGGCGCCGTGACAGGCGGCGACAATGGCCGCCCGCAGGCGCAGCGACGTCAAGAGTTCGCCGGCTTCGGCCGCTAATGGGTGCCCCGGCGGGAGCGCACGGCGCACCAGACGATCTAGACGGCGGCTGAGTTGCACCAGGTCATCGACTTGCTCGACGGTGCGCGCCGCATGCGCTTGTGCTCGCGCTAGTGCGCCTCGCACCGGGCTGTCGCCCTCCCCGAGTGGGCCACTCGCCCTATTTCGGGGTGCCGTTTGGTCTGCGCGCCACTGTGCTGGCGCCCGAAACGGCAGGATACGGGCAACGCTCGACGGGACCGCCGGTGCCCCGCGCTGCACCACCACACCACGCTCCACTGGCACGATGCGCCCTCCCCTTGCGGCTTGCTGGCCGATCCCCCAAACCCCCGAAGGACGCGCGTACCGGGTGTCCGAGACGACCGGCGATGCTGTGGCCGCCAGCATAGCACGGCACTCCCAGAGGCGGCGCCTTTAGATCGGTCAAACGTTGGTCAAAAATCGGTAGCTAGGCTGTTACCAAACCGCGCCCATTCGGTAACAATCCGGGACGCCGCGAGCGCAGCCAGCGACTCGGTGTAGACTCCCGGCCACTCTGTAGAGAGAGGAAGCCGGAGATGCCTCGTCGCGGAGACGTGCGCCCGCTCGCGTCCGGCCGCTTCACGCGCGTCGTGATGCTCGGCCGCGATGACGCTGGCCGCCGCCGCCGGGTGCGCGTTACCGCCGATACACCTGAACAGGTGGAAGCGGAAGTCGCGCGGCTCCGCAGCCTGTACCAGCGTGGGCGGTTGCGCGAGAGCGACCTGGATCGCCGCACGCTCTCAGAACACCTGGCAACGTGGCTAGCCGACAAGCGCGGCACCGTGGGCGCGAAAGCCTGGCTGCACCACCGCGCCAACGTCCGGCGCCTGGTAACGGTGCTCGGCTCGCTCCGGCTCCGCGAGCTGCGCCCCGAACACGTCCGCGCGGCCTACCGAGCGCTGGCCGGCCCGCCCTACGCGCTCGCGCCGCTCACCATCCGCCACACCCACGCCACGCTGCGCCTGGCGCTCAAGCAGGCACACGCCGATGGGTTGGTGCCCGAAGTCGTGACGATGCACGTCCGCCCCCCGCGCGTACCGCCATCGCCGGCGTGGGCGCTCACCCCGGCCGAAGTCGCGCGACTGCTGGAGGCGTCCGAGGGCGAGTGGCGCCGGCTCTGGCTGGTGGCCGTCTATACCGGCTGCCGGATTGGCGAATTGCTGGCGCTCGCATTGGCCGACGTGTCTTTTCTGCCGTCCGGTGGCGCCAGCCTGCGGATTCACCGCGCCACCGATATAGACGAAGCACGGCACTGGCGTCTGAAGGAAACGCCGAAGTCGGCGGCGGGCGTCCGGCAGATCGCCGTCCCGCCCGTCGTGGCGCAGGCGCTCCGTGAGCAAGCCGCCTACGTCGCCGCGCTGCGGGATCGGCAAGTGCAGGCGGGCGAGTGGTGGGACGAAGGGCTGCTGTTTCCGTCGAGAAGGGGCAACCCGCACGTCCACAGCGCGGCGCACCAGGCGCTTGCCCGTGCCGCCGAACGGGCCGGGCTGGTCTGGCAACGAGCCTGGCCCCAGCATCCTGGCCGGCGGCTCCACCCGCACATTCTGCGCCACACCTACGCCTCCGCGCTGCTGGCCGCTGGCCGCCCATTGCCGGAGATTGCTGCCCTGATGGGCCATTCGTCGGCCGTCATCACCCTCAGAATCTACGGGCACTGGCTCGGCACGGATACGCAGACCGCAGCGGCGGCCCTGGCGGCGCACTATGGCGCGGTGGATGGCGATGAGGTCGCGGCCCGACGCCGGCAGGGCGAGTAGGCACGGCGCGAGTTGCACGAGTTTTCGGGAATCTCAGAAATTGGCCCCCTAGGGTATTGACAACGCCTAGGCGTCTCATCTATACTCTAGGTAATGAACGCGACCGGCGGCCTGCTCCCGGAGCGGGAGCAGGGACAGAGAGGAGACTGAGATGACCGCGACAGACAACCTGGCAGCGGCGGGCACGTGCCTGCTCGACACGGAGGCGCTGGTGGAGTCCACCGTCAGAATCAACGGCCACTCGCTGACGATCCGGTACGACCTCACCGTAGAGGACGATGGCGCCCCGTGCGTCGGCTGGATCAATGGTGTGATTGCCGATGCGCCCGGCGAGCGGCGTAGCTACGATGTGGGCGGCGGGTGGCTCCAGGCAGACGGCAGTATCCTCGCCTATGAGGGCTACGAGAATGGCGGCGACGTAGGCGCGCTGGCGGCGGCGTGCGGCCTGGTTACAGAGGAGGACGATGGCGAGGATGCGCTCCACATCGTCTGGGCGGCGCTGGCCGAAGTGTGCCCTGACACCTGGCCGGGGCCGAGCGATGATGCCACCCTCTCATCACACGAGGGTGAGTGGGTGAGCGAGCGCATCGTCCAATCTGACGCCGGCACGCGGTACTACGTGCGCGATAGCTACGGCCGGCATGGCGCCACACCCAGCGGCCGCGATCAGTACGGCCGCGAGACGTTCGGCGTGCTTGAGGTGCGCGAGCTGGAGAGCGACGAGGCTGGTGCATTGCTGCGGGAGTGGCAGGATGCCTGAGCCCCTGACCGCCGCCGACCTCAAGTCGTACCGTGAGCGCCTGGGCCTCACCCAGGCGCAGCTCGCCGCTCGGCTCGGCGTGGACGCCATGACCGTCAGCCGGTGGGAGCGCGGCGCGCAGGGCATCCGCCACGCCGCGGCCCTGCGCCTGCAACTGGAGGCACTGCTGCGTACCCCGGCCTCCGCCGCTGCTCACGGGTGAGCACGAGATTCACGAGTTTTCGGCAATTTCCAAAAGTGGCCCCCAAACCCCTTGACATCTGTACGATATCGTGAGACAATCTAGGTGTAGGGAGACAGAGCGATGCAGACGGTGAGCGCGGAGAGCCTGAAGCAGATCGGCGGCAGTGAGTGGCAGAAGGGCGAGCAGCATCGAGTCTATTTCAACCAACTCGGCTACTGGTACGGCATTCGGACCACCCGCTACCAGAGCGGCAAGATTCAGAGCGCGACCCTGGACGGTCAACCGCTCAGCAACAACAAGGCGCACGACCTGTTGGTCTACCTGGACGGTGGGAAAGTCTGGTTCGACGTGAACGCTGGCCAATTCCGGTTCCAGGGCCTCGACCGCGAGGATGGCGAATTCATTGTGCAGGCGATCCGAGACGCGGTCGAGGCCAGCGAGGCTGTTACTGCGTAGCCAACGCGAGAGGAGACACTGAGATGCCGAGTCAACTACTGCTGGTCGAGGGAGCCCCCGCGGGGCGCGTGCGCGTGCGCCGGCCCGCAATCAATCTGACGGTCGCGGAGTTTGCGACCGCGGCCGAGGCTATCGCCTACTGCGAGAGCTACCGCAAACCGTGGCAGCCAGAGGGTGTGCCCTACCGAATCGCCCTACCTCCGGGATGGGCCGGCTATCGCGCTCCCCGCGATGTCTAGCGCCACGCATACCTGCCAGGACTGCGGGCGGCCCATCACCGCCCGCAGTCGCACCGGCCGCTGCCGTGCCTGTCACGCCCGCTACGTCGTTGCTACCCGCGAGCGTGGGGGCTTCGACACGGCGCTGAGTCGTGCGGCGCTGGCCGCCCGCGAAGCCAAGCGCGCCGAGAACACGCGATTAGCGGAGCTGGCTCGCGCCGCCGGACTGGCCTGAGCGCCCGCCTAAGCGCCAGCAACGACGCTAGCCACACGTGACCAAACGTGACCAAACGCCCGCCATTTCGCCCTGCAGCACACCCGATTCCACGCGCTATTCCACACGTATCGAGCGCAGAGTGATCCTATGAGCCGTCGCCACTTCTGGGAACGTGGGTGCGCGTGCCGGATAGAGAGCGCGTCAGTATAACCGTCCGAGCGGGTCAGGGTGGGTCACGTTGGGCAGGTGCGTCAGGAGCGGCGGGTACGTGTGAGCGCCTATGGGCAGGTGTGGTGAGATGCGGGATTCCACGCGCTATTCCACACCGCCAGTAACCTGCGTGAATGGCCGTGCGTCGGCGCGGCGTTGCGGCGTGGCGCAGTAGTCCCACCACTCTGCGCCGTCATATTCGCCACGCTGGAGCCAGGAGCCATCGTCAAAGACGACGACCAGTTCAGCGGCGATCTCCTGGCTGCCGTGGCCGTCGTCGTACTCCACGTCTGCAATGGCGGCGAACGCTGGCCAATCGAGTGCGTACCGTCCATCCTTGCTGCCTACCCAAGACACGTGAGCGGGTGTCTTTCTAGCGACGGCAATCTCGTCGAGCGTTTGCTGTAGTAGATTGGGCATCACTCTGTCTCCTCGCCTATCGTTGCCGGTGCTGCCCCTTCGCCTGACGACGTGCCCTGGTCTGCCGTGCTGGCCGTGCTCCGTTGGCGCTTTGGTCCCTCGCCGGGATTGGGGCCAACGCGCTCATCGGCAGTCGCCAGCCAGCGATCTACCGCCATCAGCGTCGTCGCCCACAGGTGGCCAAAGCGCCGCGCGTCGAGATGCCCCTTGCTCGCCGCGTAGGCCAGCGTGCGCCGGCTGATCCCTCGCGCCGCTGCCGCCTGCGCCAGCGTGACTTCTTCCTCTGCCATACCCGCTAGTCTAGGGCAATTTGCGCGAATTCGCAAGATTGGCCTCCCAGACTATTGCAATAGCTTGCGCGTTCTGGTAAGATAGATAGTGTAAGGGAGACGCGAACGATGAACTATGCAGCACTCACCAAGCCGGCAAGCGCCCTCCAGATCGTCAAAGGAATTGCGCGCGAGTATGCCCAGGGGCGTCACCAACGTAACCCGCAGGAGCTGCCATTCGAAGTCCAGTTCCGCGTTGGATGCACCTGGGGTCGTGCGCTGTCCTACGCGAACGACATTCGCACCGGACGCATTCAGGCCGCCTAACCCGCGGCCCACACCCACCAGGAGACACGAACGATGGCCCTCGACATGACCCGTCAGGTCCAGTGGGAACGCGCCACCCAACGTGCGCTCGCCGCCGGGTTGCCCGCGCGGTTGCGGCGCACGACGCAGGGTGACAGTATCCTGGTGCCGTCTCGGACGGAGGCCGGCCGCGTCTACCATGTGCAGCTCAGCGGCGGTCGGGTCGGGTATTGTGACTGTCCGGCCGGACTCAACCATCGGCCGTGCGCGCATCGAGCCGCCGTTGCGCTGAGGATCGCTGAGCGCGAGGCCGGGAACGTGCGACTGGTGGCGCTGCGGCCGGCGGCGGTCGTCGGGTTGCAGAGGTATCTGCGAGAGTGCTGAGAGGAGATGAGACGATGACTGCCAACACCCAGGCAGCGGCTACAGTGGAGTACGTCTGCACGCGCTGCGGGAACGTGCTCACCTACCAATGCACCGTCAAGCGGCCACCCAGGCAGGGGCAGGCGTACTGCCTCGTATGCCGGATGCCGACGCCGCACGCCCGCAAGCAAGGCGTCGAACGCTAACGACTAGGCGAAGAAGCGGCACCGAGGAGAGGAAGAGAGGGCGACGATGAGCACACCCGCGAAGCAGACCAACGAGGAACCGTCGCACATCGCTAGCGCCGACAACCCCGGTACGCTGGCCGGATTGGAGTGGCACTTAGAGCAGCGGCGCAAGCGTCTCGTTGATCGGATGCGCGAGTTGTCCCGTCAGTGGTACTGGCACGCCCTAGTGCTCGATGGCGACGCCTACAGCACCAGTGTGGCCACAGGTGGACTGCTCGGCACACAGCCCGCCGACGTAGAGCGCGAGTATGCCGCCTACGTGCAGTTGCGAGACGCCATCCTGTACCTGCGCGGCGAGCGGCCCACTCCCTGAACCCGAGTGAGCGAGAGGAAGCGAGAGGATGATGAGCACGAATACCAAGCAGGCTAACGAGGAACCGTCGCCAATCCCGGTGCTCACGCTCAACGGCATACCGGTACGCGCGTGTGACCTCACCTATCGCTGCGATTTCCCCGCGGCGCTCCCTCGCCTCACGGTGTCGGTGCGCCTCGACTGGTCAGCGCACCGCGCAGTGGTTGAGCAGACTGGAGACAGACGAGATACAGTACGGCTCCAGATCAGTGATCCGCGCTGTGGCATCCAGTATGACGGCTGGCTGCACGTCGAGCGAGAGGCGCGCGAGTTTTCGTCTTACGGCAGTGATTCTCTCGCGCTCGATCTGCGCGGGCCAGTCCCTCCACCAGCAGATGACGCTAGAGCAACGCCCTAGCGCCGCCACGCCCGCACCGAGGAAGTGAGAGGAGCACCTGGCGATGACTGAATCCGAAGCACTGCTCATTGTCGGCAGTGGTGCGCGACGCTTCCATGCCGTGCGTGCCGCTACGGTCAATAGTATCCGGCTCGTCTGCGAGGCGACGGCGCTCTGCGGCGCGAACGTCACGGTTATCAGCCGACGCCAGTGGCCGCCTTCCGACTCCTTGAGCAACAGCACTACCTGCTTACGGTGCTGGAAACTGGCGAAGAAGGCGCGGCTGGCCGCCACCACGCCAGAAAAACAGGCAGACCAGGCAGCCACCGAACCCCGCTCGGCGTCAGACTATCAGCGGCCAGATGCGCCAGCCAGCCATACGCGAGACTGAGCGCCACCACAAGCGGCAGCACGCCAGTCAGTCCCACCAGCACGAGCGCCAGCACCGGGTAGACCGAGTGCCACCACGAGCGGTGCCCGCCCGTTACCCACGAGACGGCGTAGGCCAGCAGCCACGTCAGCGGCCCCAGACTGCGGGCAATGGCGCTCCTGGGTGTGTCCAGGTCCGGCAGCAACGAGCCAAGCGCTACCCACGGCAGCACGGCGAGCGCAGCGTTAGGGAGTACGGCAGGCACCAGCGCCACAGCGACCAGCGCGGTGCCACAACCGATGGCGAGATGGGCGGGCGCTCTCATGCAACTACCTATCGTGCCGCCATGCGTGCATGTTGCGGGCAGTAGTCGATAGCGTCTGGGTCGTCATCTTCATCGAACTCGCCCTGTACTCGTTGGCGATGCTCTCTACAGAGCGCGAGATCGCAGGTCTTCCCCCGGCCCATCGGGTAATCACAAAGGTACCAGGCGATCGCGCCGCACAAGGCACACGGCTTTGCCTCTTTGAGCCATGAGCCGCAGACAAAGACGGCATCATCTTCACGGTCGTCTTCGCCGTCTTCGTGGATGGGTTGCGTAAAGAAACGCACCGGGAACGTATAGAGCGTGGCGAGCCTGACGAGTTCTTCTCGCGTCGGTGCTTGCTCCCCGCGCTCTATTGCTCGCAGGCGCACAAGTGGTAGGCCACTTACGGCAGCGGCCTCCCGCCGCGTCAATCCCCGCGCCTCGCGAGCCGAGATGAACGCCTCGGCGTAGGTGGTATATGGCGTCCTCTCTACTCGGTGACGCTCCTGAGGGAGTAATCGGAGCGCGTCTCGGCGTAGGGCGCGGTACCCGTCAGTCATGCGGCTTTCTCCATCTCCGTCTCAGCGCCTTCCGCTTGCTCTGCCTCAGCGCCCACCCACCAGCGGCCCTTGCCATCCGTCCGCACCGCGCCTTGCCGGTGGAGTGCATACAGGCGGTTGCGCACCGTCTTGCGCGTGATACCGAACGTCGCAGCAATCTCCATATCCGTCAAGCCCGTCTCGCCCGCCTCGGTGAGCGCCTGGACGTAGCGATCGGCGGGTGCCGTCGTCGTGACGACGGCCGGCGGCTCCGCATCGACGACTACCTGGCCGTGATCTGCACTCTGCGTCGCAGGCTCCCGCGTCTCGATGGTAACCGGCACGTACTGCCAGGGCCCTTCTTCACCCGCCTGGTCAGCCTGCACATAGAGCGAGCCGAACGGCTTACTGAAGTTCGACTTGTGGTGGTACAGCTCGAGCGTCGCGCCCTGACGCCGCGCCGCCTTGTCCGGCGGTCCCAACACCAACATACTGCGGCCGTGCATCTTCTTCGCACCCGACGCGAAGGGCAACGCTTCTCGCCAGTCCGCGCGGCCCTGCGCCTTTGGTACGTGGTCAATCGCCAGCAGGCACCCTTTCCCGTTGGAACCCACCCACGCACGCCGCATCGCCTTCATCGCCGCCGTCACGTCGGCATCGTGCGCTGCCTGGCCTAACCCACCGACAACGGTCAACGAGTCGTAGATGATGCAGACGGCCGGCGGCCGCCTGAGGAGGCGGCATGCCCACCGTTGCCAGACGGGCACACAGCGCCAGAGCTGCCGGCGCACGAGCGCAATCGTCGCCGCGCCCGCCTCGCCGAGCAGCTCGCCCTCGTAGTGCAGGTAGTAGACGTTGCGCGGCGGCCGCCCGCCAGGCAACCCTAGGCCCGCCGCGAGCGCCGCCACCCTCCTGCGGAACACGGCTGCATCCAGCTCGCCGTCCACGTAGAGGACCGGCATCCCACCCGCAGGCACCGCGTAGCCCAACCACGACCGGCCGGTGGCGACGTGGAGGGCCAGGTGCGCCGCGACCGTGGACTTGCCCAACCCCGGTGCGCCATAGAGCAGGCTGACGTGCCCTGCCGGCACCACGTCCTGCACCACCCACGCCTGCCGGCCCACTGGCCGCCGTTCCGTTCCGACGTTGACCAGGCGCGGCGCGTCGTCGTCTGCCCATGCTGGCCCTGCCAAGCCCGGTAGCGTGCCCGTACCCGCGTGCCCGCCGGCCGGTGCTCCCTTAAGAGAGAGCGTTCGGGCACGGGCATCGGGCACGGTGGGCACACGCGGCGCGACGAGGATCCGGGCCAGGACGGGCCACAGTGCGGCGAGACTGACGCCAAGCGCCAGCGCCGGTCGCCACGTCACCGCCAGGTACGTCACGGCGTCCGGTGGCGTCGTGGCCGGCAGCGTCGGGATGGGTGGCAAAGGCAGCGACGTGGTAGCCGACGCGAACGAGGCACGGAACGCCTGCACGATGACGGCGCTTTCTGCAGGGAGTTGGACGGGCAACGTCCCGGCGGTCTGCTGGCCGTACCAGAGGGCGGCCTGCACGAGCGCCACCAGGGCCGCGGCCTGGATGCTGGCATAGTCCTGCAGGGGTCCCTGCCAGGCGGCGAGGGCTGCCGTCCACTCAAGCGTAGGACCGGCGTAGCCCAGATGCAGGGTCGTGAGTGTCGCGAGTGCCAGGGTAGGCGGCAGCCATGCAGGCGGGTGCATGCGGGGGAAGCGCCAGGCGGTACGGAGCACAATGGCAACGGCCACGCCTGCGGGACAGGCGAGGGTGATGGCGACGGCGAGGAGGCGCCAGGCACTCACGGCGACTGGTCAGGCTCAACGCCGGCGGCGCGGAGCGCGTCGAACAGTTTGCGTAACGTCGAGTAGCGGACAGTCCCGCCGCGTTCTGCTCGGCTAATCGTTGAGGGTTGCACTCTCGCTCTCCTGGCTAACTCGCGTTGGGACAGCAGCGCTTGCTGGCGCAGTGCCCGCAAGTCCCGAAAGGCCCGCGTCACACCCGGCCACCTCTCTGCCTAGCCGTTGCGTTGTGTTGCGTTCGGTAGGCGGTTGGCTGTAGTATAGCGGCGCAGCATGGCTCCCCCACTCGCGCCGTTGTGGCAGGAAGTCACGGAGACGCCTACACCGTCTCCGTCTCCGACGCCGACGCCATCGCCTACGCCGGAGCCGACGAGCACGCCGCCGCCCATTGAGTTCCCGGACTTCGGCGGCATCCTGGATGGGTGGGGCGACAACTTCCTCGAGCAATTGGGCCAGGTGCTCACCGACTGGTTTAATGCGTGGTGGGAGACGCAGGGACCGGGCCTGATCGGGGAAGCCATCGCCAGTATCTTCGGGCTACTGGCCCAGGCGTTGTGGAGTGTCGCCGGGGACTTCCTGGGCGGCAGCAACCTGTTTACCCAGGTGCCGCCGGCGTGGTCATACGAACTCGCGCCGGTCTTGACGATGCGCTCGCGGCTCGAACCCTTGGGCGGTGCGCTCTTGACGCTCGCGCTGGTAGTCGCGCTCCTCTGGATTGGACTCGGCACGCTGTGGGGCAAGCCCTTTGGGCGCGTGCTCTCCAGTCTGCCGACATGGCTGCTCTTGAGCGGCGCGATCCTGCTGGCTCCCGATCTCCAACGCTGGTGGGTGGACTTCTCCAACAGCGCCTCGGCTGCGCTGCTCGATCCCGCCACTGGCCTGCCGGGTTTGGGGGCCATCCTTGACCCGGAGTTGGCGGCGGAACTCGGCATGGTCGTGGTGGTCTACCTTGGCTATGGCCTCTGGTTCTTCGTGCGGCGTATCAAGGTGCTCGTGCTCGCGGTGCTCTGTATTGCCATCGCCCCTATCGCCGTAGCCGCTGGCGCCTTTCCCATCCCGCACGCGCAACGCTTCTTTCACTGGTGGCTAGCCACGTTCCTCGCCTGCACCTTTGTGCAGGTACCGCAGGCCGTCTGCTTAGGGATTGGCGCGGCGATGCTGGCCGAAGCGGTCGCCGGCAACGGCTACGACACGCCGATGGAAGGCATGGTGTCGGCGCTGATGGGCGTTGGCAGCATCGCCGCCGCCGGTGAGTTGCCAGGACTCCTCCTCGGCTCACTCGTGCGTGCTGGCGTTGGCGGTACGTCGGTCGTCAATACCGCCTTGCAGATGGGCACCATCCTGGCCGGCGGCGCGATGGCTGGCGCAGTCGCCCGCGCGGGCGCCGCGACCGTCACTCCCGCCGCCGTCGCCGCCGCGCCGACGATGGCCGCCGGGGCTGGACAGGCGACGGTCGTGCAGAGTGGCTACGTCCGTAGTTTGCTGGCGGGAGCGCCGAGATTGTTGCTTCCGCCACCACAACCATAGGAGAAAGGACAAACGCATTGACTCCAGAACAGGTCTTGACCAACGCGACGGCGCTCTTGACGACGCTCCTGGGCGGTACCGGCATCCTCGCCGCGACCGGCGGGCTGCTCACCTGGGGTATCGGCAGGGCGACGGATAGCCCGCGTACCGCCGGATGGGGCAAGAACAGCATCCTCGCGTCGATCGGATTGTTCAGCGGCAGTGCCGTCATCGGCATCGCGCAGAACGTCTCGACACGCCTGTTCTCGTGAGGCGTGTCAATCGGGCACGAACAGTGTTCGCGCGAAAGTGACAAATACTTGAGTGCCGGTGGCTCACTGTTTCACCCCGTCCCACGTCTGGATGCGCCCGACAAGCTCTGGCTTCTGCCCGCGCCAGTGGCCAAGTGGCTCGGCGGCGGCATCACGTCCGGGCCAGTCGCGGCCTACGCGCTACCGTTGGTAACAGGCGCGCCACTCGCAGATGGCTTCACGTCACCGCCGGTACTGCTCGTCTGGTGCGTCGGTATCGTGGTAGGCTGCGTGGGTGCGTTCGTGCGGCCCGGTGGCTTGGACCTGGGTCAGTGGGCGCAAGCGTGGCTGCGCTACCAGGTGACGCCACGGCGGGCGGTCTGGTGGCCGGTAGCCGTTGAGGAAGGGAGAACGAAATGAGCCTGCTCAGTCGCTTCTTCGCGCGTGGTCGTCTCGCCACGCCGCCGCCCGGTCACGTCGGCGGTGCGGGCAATCTCCCAGCCAGCGTCCAACGGTCGCAGATGGGCTTGCGAGCGATTGACCGGCAGCGCGGCGTCGTGACCCTGGACAGTGGCGAAGTCCGCGCCTTCCTGCGTGTGTCCGGCGTGCCGTTGCATCATCGCTCTCCAGAAGCCGCACACGCGTTTCTCGTGAGTTGGGCGCAGGCGCTCAATGCGCTGCCGTTGGGCGTCACGCTGCTGGTGCGCTCTCGCCCTGGTGGGCTGCGCCGGTATCTCCAGGCCAAGCACCGGCGAGCGGCGGAATTGACAGCACGATCAGAGCACACCGGCAGTACGGCGCTCGCCACGCTGGCGGCCGATCAACTGGCGCATGCGGCGCGACTCAATCAGGAGCAGACGCGGCAGACGGATTGCTACCTCGCCTGCCGTGCTCGCACCGGTGACGTGGCGGCGCTGCTGGCGGATGTGGTGCGCTCTCGGCATCTGTTGGAACCGTTGGGGTTGCGCTGTGAGCTGGTGACGCAGGAGGCGCTCTTGACCGTGCTCTCGGAGTCGTGGCAACCGCCGCGGCCGGAGCGGTGGCTGGTGGCGCAGGCAGGCGGCGAGCGGTTGGTCAGCTATCAGGGACCGGGCGGATCAGTCGTGGAGCCGGTGCCTACTCCACCCATGCCGAAGGCCGTACCCGGCGTGCCCGCGCTCAATGGGCACAGCAACGGGCATCTGAATGGGCACGCGCGGAAAGCGTTGACGGGATGAACGCGGAGGAACTGGCGGCCATCAAGGCACGTGCGGAAGCGGCAACGCCGGGGCCGTGGCAGTGGACGGCGACGAAGGGCGAGGACGATCACCTGGTCAGTCTGGCGGTGCACGATAGGTACGGTCAGTCCCTCGAAGTCCTGGGTACGTCTGAGTGGCTACGCATCGAGCCGCCGAATGCCACGTTTATCGCTCACGCTCGCACCGACGTACCTGCGATCCTGGCTGAAGTCAAGCGGCTCCGCGCGGTGCTGCTCGATATCGCATCGCTCTCGGACGCCGACTCTGGGCACGCGTCCGTGCTGGCCGAAAGGGCGCTAACGGGATGAACGCTGATGAGATTGCCACCTACCGCGAGATGGTGGCGCGGTGCTGCGGCGACGCGGCGGGAACGAAATTCTGCGAGTCGTTCGGGTGCGAACAGGTTACGCGGTTGCTGGATGCAATCGAACGAGTGCGCGGTGAACTTGAGGACTGCATACGCAGCCATCAAAAGGTGAATGCCGATTTCGAGCAGGCATCCGACTTGATCGAAGAGATTGAGAAACGATGCCATTCCTGGCTAAACACATGAAGCGGCCGAGACTCCCTGACCCACTCGCGCCTCTTCGTCGCCGTCTCGCCGCCGCCCGCGCCGCCATCCAGAACGCACGGCAAGCCGAAGCGGAGCAACGCGCGGCGCTGGACGCCATCGCGCCGGACTGGACCGCGCATACACCGGATACCTATACGATCGGCGCCAACGGGCAGACGTGGCAGACCCGTACCCTGGTGGTCCGGGACTGGATGCCGCGGGTGTCGCCGTCGTGGCTGGCCCCCTTGCTGTTCGACCTGGGGCCAGATGCGGACGTAACCGTGGCGCTGCACAGTGAGCGGTACCCGGTGGATGTGGCGGCGCGACGCTTGCGGACGCAACGGACATTGCAGGCCAGTGTGGCCCAGGCCAGGATAGAGCGCGGCGCTATCTCTGACCCGGCCGAACAACTGGACCTGAGTAGCGCGGAAGAGATCGCGCAGGCCGTCGCCGCCGGCCAGGAATGCCTGTTTGCCGTGTCGTTGGCGCTCACGCTGCGGGCGGCATCATCTGACGTGCTCGACGCGCTCGAAGCGAGAGTGCGGGAACGATTGGCGGCGCTCTCGGTCACCCTTGGCGGTACGCGCTGGCAGCATCGGGCGGGCTTCCTGTCGGCGGCCGTGCCCTATGCCAGCGACCTGTTAGGCCGCACGCGCACGCTGGATACCACGTCGTTGGCGATGTGCTGGCCCTTCCTAGGTTCCGACGTGCCACCCGCCGCCGCTGATGCGCCGCTCTGGGGCATCCATCTCGCGGACCGGAGCCCGATCCAGTTGGACCTGTGGGACGAATCCCGGTTCCCGGCGCCGCACGTGGTCATTGTGGCCCCTACCGGCGCGGGCAAGACGACGGCCGCCTTGCATCTCTTAGCCGAACACGCCACGCTGCCGGATGCGCCGGACCTCGTAGTCATTGACCCGGCCAAGGGTGACTACCGCCGCATGGTGCAGGCATTGGGTGGGCAGATCGTGCGCCTCACGGCACGTCCCGACGTGGTACTCAACCCCTTCGACCTCCCGCCGCGCGTCACGCTCTCCGGCAGTGGCGCGGCGCAGGAACAGAATCCGGTCCTCGAACAGGCGCGACTGGCGGTAGGCCTGGTGGCGCTGATGGTCTGCGACGAAGGGCAGCGTCTGAGCAAGGCGGATCGCGCCGTCACGGAAGCCGCCATCCTCGCCGCGTATCGCAGTAAGGGCATTGACCCAGACGCGCCGGAGACGTGGAATGCTGGTCCTAGCGATGTGCCGCTCTTGCGCGACGTGCTGACGCAACTCCAACAGGCGACGGACGCGGCATCCGTCTCACTCGCCCAACGGCTCGCGCCCTACTGCACCGGCACGCTGTCTGGCCTGTTCGACCGCCCGACGACGCTGCGCCTGGAGAAGGGCCTGACTTCGTTCGATCTGGAAGGGCTGGACTCGGAGCTGCGGCCTCTCGCCATCTGGCTCATCTCGAACTCGGTCTGGCAGCGGGCCAAGAGCGACCGGCGCCGGCGCATCCTCTGTTTGGATGAAGTCAAGACGCTCTTGGAACACCCAGAGAGCGCGCGGCTGGTGGCGCATCTCTACTCACTCGGGCGGGCGTACCGCCTGTCGGTCTGGAGCATGACCCAACTGCTCAGTGACTACGCCACAGCCGAAGGGCAACGGGCGCTCGACAACGCGCACGTCGTGCTCGCGCTGCGGCAACCACCGGGCGAGCCGGCGGCGGCGCTGTGCCGGCGGTACTCGCTGTCGGCGGAGGATCAGCAGTTCTTGGAGGCCGCGGGTCGTGGCGACGGCATCCTGTTGCTGCCGGATGGGCACGCGCGGCTGCACGTGTCGCCGCCGCCGTTGGTCCTGGCGTGGGCGAGTGGTGTGAGTGACGTTACGCCGCCCGCAGCCGAGATGCATGGGCAGCCTGAGACGAACGGCCATAACCCGGCAGGCGCCGGCGTAGCGCCCCATACGCGCGGTGCTGTACCTGCTTGATCGCATCGACGCTCGTGCCTTCGGCTGCCGCGATCTCCGCTAGCGGCCAGCCGTCCCGGTAGCGCCGCCAGAGCACGCGGCGCTGGTAGGGGGTCAACCGGGCAAGCGCCGGCGCCAGGTCGCGGGCCTGCATGACCTGCTCGGCGGGATCGTCCGTCAGGTGGCCGAACGTGCCAAGCCACTCTTCCAGCGTATCCTGATCTTCGCCGTAGCCGTCCAGGTGGTGCCAGGTCGGCGCACGACGGGCCCGCCTGAGCGCATCTCGCACGTGGTTGTGCGCCACGCGGTACGCCCAGGCGGCAAATGTCGCGCCCGGTCGCGGCCGGTATGCGGAGAGCCGCTCCATCACGTGCAGTACGGCATCGCCGGCGATCTCCTCACGCAAGGGATGCCGCCGGAGGACAGTACGGAGTGAGCGGCGCAGGGGCGCGTCGTAGCGCAGCCAGAGCGTGTTCCGCGCGGTGTGAGCGCCGCGCTGCGCCGCCAGTGCCAGCAACGCATCTGGTGTCTCTGGCCGCGCTGGCGTCTTTGGCATCCCCCTACACTCCCAGGCATTACGCCAGGTCGTCCAGGATGGCCACGACCAGGCCGCGGGAGGTATTGGGAAACGTCTGCACGTCGGCGGTCGGGCCGCTGCCCCACGTCACCTGGACTTCGGCGTAGTAGATTCCGGGTGTGGCCGTATCCCCCTGCGCCCACTCGTAGTGCCACGTCCCGCGCGTGCCGACTTCACCATCATCGTCGTTTGTGACGGCTACGTCCAGGTACTCGCTGTCGTCGGCCACAGAGACAAGGTGCAGGCGCACTTCTGTCGCGGCGGAGATATCGACCGCGCCATGCTCGTCTGAGACGGTGCCGGTGATCGACGGCAGGGTATCGCCGGCTTTGAGCGTGAAATCGGCCATCTCGTCTCTCTCCTCAATCGACTTCCAACGTGGTGGTGCCCGCGCTTACCGCCAGGGTGCTCGTGCCGGCCGCCACCGCCACCGACGTGCGGCCGGTGTTGCCGAACGCTAGTCCAGTCGGCCCATCAATCGCGGGCGCTTCACCCGCCTCGAAGAGCAGCGCCGCCGGACTGGTGGCCGCCGCACTGGCCAGCGCGGCGAGGAAGAGTGCTCCCGCCAGGGCCGTGGCCGCCGGACTGCTGGCTGTGGCCAGGGCCGCCTGTGCCAGCAGCGCCGCGCCACCGGCCATCGTCGCGGCCGGTGCGCTCGCGGTGGCCATCGCGGCCGTCGTGACCAGGAACAGCGCGCCGCCAGTCAGCGTGCTCGCCGGACTGCTGGCGGTCGCCTGGGACGGCGCCGCAGTGAAGATCGCGCCACCTGTGAGCGTCGCGGCCGGTGCCGAAGCGGTGGCCTGCGCGACCTGCGCCAGCAGCGTGCCACTGCCGAGCACTTCACCGGAGAGCGTCGCGTCTGGACTGTCTGCCGTCGCCGCCGCCGCCGCCGCCGAAAGCACCGCGCCGCCGGTGGCGGTCATCGCGGGTGCGCTGGCCGTCGCGGGTGCGGCAACAGCGCTCAGCGTGGCCCCGCCGGTCACGCTCGCCGCTGGTGCGTTCGCGCTCGCCTGAGCGGTTGCGGCCTCCAGACGTGCGCCGGCCGCGAGTGTGGCGTCCGGGCTGGCCGCGCTCGCACCGGCAGCCTGAGCGCCCAGGATGGCTCCGGCGGTCGCGGTCGCCGCGGGACTACTGGCGGTCGCCGTCGCCGTCTCGGCGCTCAGTATCGCGCCAGCAGCGAGCACGGCCGCCGGACTACTGACGGTTGCGGCGGCGGCACTGGCGCCGAGGAGGGCGCCACCAGTGAGTGTCGCGTTCGGCACGCCGGCGGTCGCCGCGACCGTCTGCGCCAGGAGCGCCGCGCCAGCCAGGAGCGTCGCCGCCGGGGCGCTCACCGCCGCGCTCGCGGTCTGCGCCGGCACGACGGCCCCGGCCGTCAGGGTAGCGCCGGTACTGCCGGCCGTGCCCTGCGCGGCGGCGGCCAGGAGTACCGCGTCGCCCGCCACTGGGGCCAGACTGATCCAGAAGCGCGGCGTCCACAGCAGCGACTCCAGCGGCTCTCGGTACAACCGCTGGACGTGATCGCTGTGCAGCGGGTAGGCGTAGACCAGGACCATGCCGATCTGTCCGCCGAAGGGGGCAGACACGCCGGCAAAACGGCCAATCGCCACGCTGCCCGATGGGTTGCTGCCGGGGGTGCCACCGGTCATGGTCCCGCCGCTGAGCAGGCGGCCATCCTCGTACAGCGCGGCGAGTCGCCCCAACCGGACGGCCGCGACCATGCGCCAGGCGCCGGGGGCACCCACGAGCGCCGCGCCAAAGCTGCCCGCGCCGCTGCCCGACGCCTGGTCGATCAACTGGAGCTGACTCCCGGCCAGGCGCAGCCACCAGGGGAGATTGCCCGAACCCTTGTTGGCAATCGACTGGTTGCCGCTGTGCGCGCTCGGACGTATCCAGGCGACAATCGTCAGATTGCCGGTCAGATCGAGGTCGTCGGTGCCGGTCGTCGTGAACAGAAAATCGTCGGCACCGTCGAAGGAGCATGCCGGGCCGAAGTGTCCGGCGGCCCAGACCGGGCCGCCGGCGGCACTCAGCTCGGGCCTCGCGGGCAGCGCCAGGTCGCGCGGTGCGCCGGCGCCTTCCGCAAACAGCCAGCACGCCCGCAGGTTGGCCGTGAGCGGCTTGCTCCAGTCCACCTGTGGCGCAGCGGGCTTGCGCCGAATGGCCTCCTGGTACAGCATCGCGTCTCAGCGTCTCAGCGTCTCACTGTGCTGCGGACTAGGCGGCGTCGTCCGACTGATAGTTCCAGGTGGTGAGCTTGACCGTCGACCCAGATGCCGGAAAGGCCACACCACTCCGGTTGACGACCGCGAACTTCACGTCGACGGAGGGGAGTGGGAAGGCGCCTTTGAGCGGCTTGCGTTGCGCCGACGTGACCGCATCCAGCTCGAACAGGCCGCACAGCGTTGCGCCGGACGTGCGGTATGAGGCGCCGGAGGTCCAGTCACCGAAGTTCGTGCCATCGACTGCGGGCACCATCCACAGCTCGACGGTGCTGCTGACGGTCGGGTTGGTGCCAAACGTGACGTTGAGCTCCGCCGTGGCCATCGCGTCGAGGTTGGTGTCCTGGTTGTAGGTCGCGCCCAACGCCGACGCCGCCCCATTGGCGAGGCTGTTCAGTTCGGTGGAGAGGACGGTCACGCCTAGGGAGGCGCCCGCTACCAGTTTCGTGATGGTTGCCATACGTTACGCGCCTCCCTTTGCGTGTCTCGCTTCGTGTGCCCCTACGCCCCTACGGTGTGATGGCCCGCGCCGCCGCCACGTCGGCATCCGTCACGACACTCCCGCCGCCGAAGAGCTGCTCGGCGCGTGAGCCGGTGCGCCGAACGATGGACAGGAGGCGGTCGCGCGAGCCTTGCGGGCCGGGATTCTGGAGGAAGCGCCGCAGGTTGGTCAGCACGCGCGTCGCCGACCCGTCGTCAAACTCCAGGCGCAACGACTGTTGGGATTGCATGACCGACGCGAAGTAGGCGGCGTCCATGTTCGGCGACTCCGACGCCCCGGCGTCCGTCTCGGACTGGAAGTCGCGGGCGTCAATCACTTCCAGGATTTCGGCCGGCATGACGTCGGCGCGGCGTACCTGGATGGCCGCGCCCACCACGCCATTCGGCGCGGCCGTCACGCCATCGCGGGGGAAGTTGAGCAGCGACGCGACGACGTTATCCGTCCCATTCGACCAGGCAGGCTCATAGCCCAATTGGGCGGGATCGGTGTCCAGCTCGCTACGAAGGGCGGCGTGATTGACCGGCATGGTTTGTGCTCCTCTTCTGTCGCTGTTCTGTCGCTGTTCTGTCGCTCGGTGTTGCGCGTTAGCCGCGCGTGCTCTCGGTCAGGCGTGCCAGCAGCGCCGCCGGCTCCCCTTCGCACCAGTCGCCCTCGGCGGAATGCGCCCGGTAGCGGTTCGTGCCCTCGACTGGCTCCAGGCGCACCACGTCATGCCGGACAAAGTGCCGGTAATCGGTCAAGGGATGCTCGTACCTAGCGCACGTGTCGGCGTCGAAGCTGGCAAAGCGCGGATGCTTGGCGCCACTGCGACCCTGGCAGGCGTGCTCATCGGTGATGATCTGGAGCGCACCAGGAATGGCGGCCAGCGCCTCGAGCGTGGCGATGGTGCGATCTTCCTCGGCTGACTCGGCTGACCGCTTGCGTTCGGCCATCTCGTTCAATCCTTTCTCTTGCGTCGGTAGGGCGATCAGGAAACCACGATGGACACAATACCGTTGGCGTGCCATTGCACGGTGAAGGTGCCGCCGGTGCTGATGATGTCGCTGTCCGACTGCTGATAGCAGATCAGCCCTTTCGCGCCATCGGTGGCCGGCGTGTCGTTGTACAGGACGGCCGTGCGGGCGGTGATGGTGGACGTGGCCCAGGACGCATCGGCGGCGTCAAACGTGATCGTATTCGTGCCTGCCGTGTAGGTGAGCGTCTTGCCGGCGAGGGTCGCGCCGCCCGCGCTGTAGCCGGTGCCCGTCACCTCGTTCGTCAAGTCGTCTTTGTACTCGTGGGTGTCCTGTGCGGGCGTGTACGTGGACGTGTGGAGGCTGACCTTGATCGTGTCATCTTCCAGATCGTGCTCCTTGCGAAGCGCCTGCATCAGGAAAGCCCCATAGAGTGCGCCGGTTACGGCCATCGTCGTGATCCTTTCTTCGTAGGGGTGTGCTGGTGTACGTCGTCAGTCTGGTGCCTGGTCCGGTGTATCGCCGCGGGCTTTGCGCTCGTGACGCTCGTAGCGCCGCCGGTGAATCTGGACGTAAGCCAGATAGAGCGCCGATCCCAGGAGCACTAGCAGGCCGAAGGTCCAGACCGCGGTCCAGGTGTCCTCGGTCATGATGGCGGCTCCCGCCGGAGGCGCGTCGATTCGGTTGGCATCCCTGACGTTGCCGCTGCTGTGAGTGCTGTTGGTGCAGAGCGCAGCGTCGCCGTCGCGGGCGCTTCCGCCGAAAGCGTCACCGTGCCCGCGTCCGGGTTCTGCACCCGCCCGCGGAGAAAGTACGAGCCGCCGGCGCTCACCAGGGCGATTACGGCTCCGAGCGCGGTATCCGCCGTTGGTCCCTGACTGGTCAGCGCCACATACGAGACGACGCCAACGGCCACGAGAAACGCCACCGCGCCGATTGCGAGCGTAAGTCGTTGCATCACCGAACGCTCCTCTTCCTACGCGTCCCAACTCACGCCTGCGCCCGGCGTCCAGACGCCCGTTCCGAGCTCAAACCGCTGCAACTTACCGCCGTCCGGCAGGTCGATCTCCGGTTCCAGTGGCCGGCCCTTCCAGCGTCCCGCCCGCCACTCCGCCAGCCAGGCCGACGGCAGGGCGAAGTCCGGGATGAACGGGAATGGGTGCCACAGGTGGGCGGCCGCGGCCTGTGCTTGCACGTCAGACAGAATCGGCATCGGTTCCTCCAGTGGCGGCTCGGTAGGCGGTTGGATAATCGGCACGACGATGGCGACCCCCAGAAAATCCAGGATGATGCCCGCCACCAGCGCCGCCAGTTCGTCCAGGTGACTATGCAGATAGGGCGCGTCCTGGCCCGGTGGATAGCCGCCGGTGCCCGTCGGGGCGCCGACGCCATGCTCCGCTACGACGGCTGGCGTCCGGGTGCGCCGCGTGGAACTGTAGGCGTAGTACAGGTTGGTGTTGCTGTTGCGCCGCTCTGGCCGGTTCGGGATGCCCGTCGCCTGTGGGTAGCGATATTCCCACAGCTCGATGAAGCGATCGGACTCGGCGGCAACCGGATCGGCGGTATAGCGGTCGATCAGGCAACCAGTGTTCTTGCCGGCGCCGTAGATGGCGGCGTCGTAGTGGATGGCGTAGAACAAGTCGTACTGCTCGCGCATGGACGCGGGCGCGTGCGTGCCGTACCAGTCGTAGACGATGGTCACGTCCACGCCCTGCGCCTCCAGGTGCGGCGCCAGCCGATGCGCGAGCTGGTACGCCCACATCGCCTCGCCAGGTGCGCCGCCACCATTGGGGTAGTGCGCCGCCTGGAGCGCCACACGGAGCGGCATCAGCGCGGCCGTCCCTTCCGGTTGCGCGGCAGGGGCCAGCGCTCGCGGTCCCGCTCCGGCAACACGGCACCTATGGGAAGCGAGAACATGCCGCGGCCAGCAATCCAGCGCAGCAAGCACACCCAGGAGCAGAAATCCACCGCGCGGTGGCGCTCCCCCGGTTGCCCGTCTAGGTGCCGCTCCCGTTCGTGCCAGTAGATCGAGATGGTGGTCGTTGGCGTCAAGAGCGGGCGGCCGGCGCTGCACCTGGCGAACATGCAGCGCCATTCGTCGCCATCGTCAGTCGGGTCGCCGTCGCCCCGCCGCCCCTTGCGGATGCGCTCGCTCGTCTCCTGCCAGTGTTTGGACAGGCGCGTGAGTTCTTCAGGTGGCAGGTAGCCCGCACCGCTCATGGCCGTTCCCCTCGTTCCGGTACCCGGTGCGGGTTCCACTCAGCGGCCTGCGTGGCAGGCGATCCCGCCGCCTCGTGCTGTAACCGCGCCTGCCGGCGCTCTTGGAGGCGAAAGTACCGGCGCAACTGCCGCCGGGCGAGCCAGTCCAGCGTGCCATCCACGCCCTTAAGTACGGCGTAGAGCGGGATGCCAAACGCCAGCAGCACGACGGTGCCGGGCCAGTTAGTCGCCAACCCGACGAAGCAGGCGAACAGTACGCCGACACTGGCAGAGCGCACCAGCGCCGAACGCGCCATCGCCCGCGCCGTCATCTGGTTGCCGCCGTTCTCGCGCCGATGCCGCACGCTCAGGTAGTCCCAGGCCAGCGCGACGAGCCAGGACGTGACGACGAGCCAGGCAACGCCAAGTGCCACTACTGAGATGGCCTCCCACCGACTCGCCGTCGGCGTCAAGGGCGCTCGCAGCCAGTCGGTCATCGCCAGCAGGCGATCCCACAGCGCCGCCATATCCACATCCACTCCCGCCGCTACGTCCTCATCCACATGCGTGCTCGCCTACTCGTCGTACCCGGCCATCACCCGCTTGCGCGCTTCGAGCGCCCGCAGTCGCCAATCCATCGCCTGCAAGCGGCCCTGCGCCTCATACAGCGTCACCGGCGGGGTAGTGGGGGCAACCGATGGCGTCGCCGCGCCGTCCGGTGGCGGCACGAGGATGCGCGGCGTCCGTGTCGGAGTGCGGTCCTGTGTCGCCATCGCCCTGTCTGCCTTTCGCCGTTGTCTCCACTGTCGCCGCCGGAGCCAGCGGCCTATCGCCCGGCCCAGGCGGTCCCAGGCCCGGCGTAGACGCCCGGCTCCGAGCCGTCCACGGTTCCCGCTCGTCTCCTGTCGCTCGCTCATTGCGCCATCAGCTTCTCTGCGAGCCGCGCCGGTACGGGCGGCGCCCCACTCAGGTCTAAGGCTCGCTCCCCACGGTCCAAGGTATCTACGGCCAGGAATTGCCAGCGCACCAGCTCGGTGCGGAGTTGCGCCCGCTCTTCGACGAGGCGAGCAATCTGGTCGTTCTTGTCGGCCAATTCGCGGGCGTGCTGCGCTTCCCCTTGCGCGACGATCCGTTGATGGGCCGACTGGGTCAGCACCTTCTCGTAGAGGAAGGCCCAGACGATGAGAAACAGGAGCGAGATGACGCCGATCTTGCTGCCGATGTCGAGGATCTGCCCCACCGTCAGCGATTCCATCGTCGTGCGCCTCGCCCTCCCACACTCGCTCTCCGTTGCCTGTCCATCCCTGCAGTGCCACCCGTTCGTCTCACTCCTGTCAACGTTGTGCGATTTCGCCCTGTCTGTGTCAACTCTAGCGGCTTGCGTCGTTGCGGTGTCTCGTCTCGTGTGCTTAGGCGATTAGGCGTCCGGGACGTACTGCGCGGCGTGCGAGAGCGTGGCAAACCCGGAACCGGCGGCGGCGTACAGGCCGGTGACGGTCAAGGACGTGCTGTAGCGCAACAGGCCGAAGCCGAGGCCAAGCGTCGGCCCATACGCCTCGTTGTTCGCCGTGGAAACGGGCAGGCTCATCACCCGGAAGCGGTGGACGCCATCGGTATGTACGTCGAAGCCGAGCGCCAGCGTCCCCGCGTTAATGTCCCACCGGCCTACTGCCGACAAGGCCACGAGGATGCCGGAGCCGGACGGGACCGAGAGGACGGTATGGGCACTGGCAATCGTCTCGCCGCCCGCGCCGGTCCCGGCGAAACTGGAGCCGGTCGCCGTTGCCGTCGTCAACGTCCCGTCCTTGTGGTAGCGTGGCAGCGCCCCCAGGATGGCCGCACGACTGAGCAGCGGCCGACTGGTCGGGTACGTCAGGTACCAGGCCACGCCCGCCGAAATGGTGAAGCTGCTGGCGAAATACCGCATGATGGGCACCACCTGATGCCCGTAGACGGTGTGGGACGCGCCTCCGTCAAGCTGGTACGTCGCGCTGCGGCCGAGCACGTCGGCGCTCAGGTCTGCCGTAGTGCCGCCGGGTGCCCATCCCAACAGCAAGCCGGCGGCGTTGGTCGTGCCGGACGTGGCCCAGGCGAAGGCGCCGGTGTGCAGGTAGGTGGCGCGGTCACGCAGCGCGGTATCCGCGTTGATGAGATCGCCGAAGATGAAGGGGCCAATCGAGGCAGGCATCAGGCGTGCGTCTCCGTCGAAAGCAGGCCGCTACTGTAGGCGTAGACAATCGAGCGCACAATCGAGCCGGCGGCGCTCTCACGGAACCGGATGACGCTGACGGTGCCATCCGGGTTGTACTCGAAGCTGAGCTGCCGCCCGGCGGCCGGTCCAGCGCCACCACAGGTAATCGTCTGCAACTGGTCGCCACTGTAGGCATACGTCCACACGCCCGCGCCGTGGAAGCCCTGCAAGAAGGCGTCGTAGAGGTCCACGGCATCAATCGTGTCGTCGAGGATCTTGTCGCTCGTGACCGCGTTCGCCGCCAGTTTGGCGTTCGTCACTTGTGCGTCATTGATCTTCGCCGTCGTGATGTTGAGGTCCGCAATCTTGGCGGCCGTGACCTGGCCGTCTACGATCTTGTTGGCCGTGATGCTGCTATCGGCAATCCCGCCGGTGCTCACTTGCGCCCAGGCTGGCGTGCTCCCAGAGGTAGCGACGAGTGGGATGCCAGCCGCGCCGATGCCGAGGCGTGTGAGCGCGTTCGCCCCGGTGGCGTAGACCATATCGCCCTGAGTCGTCACCTTCGCGGGCGCCGTTTCGGCCATGTTGTCTCTGAGATACGCGTTGAAATGGGCAGCGGTGATCAACTCACCCGTCAGGACTGTTGGCACTACGGCAAACATGGGCTACCTTGCTCCCTTCGGTGCGCCGAGCCTATGCACGCTGCGCCCCTGTCCCTGCCCACCCATTCCACCGCCACCCGGCGGCTCTCTTGGCGGCTCCGGTGTCGGTGGACGCGGCGGCGTCGGGCGCTCTGGCCGCCCAAGTGGCCCCCAATCCGCCTCTTCGGGCAAGCCGCGCTCGCGGTTCTCACGGCGCAGATCGGCCGCCGTCTCGCCCTGCGCTGGCTCCCAATTGCGCTGCTGTGGCAAGGGCCGCGCGGCCAGCGCATCCTCAATCGCGGTAAAGTCGGCTTCGTCGGGAAACAGGACGGGCCGCCACGCGCCGCCAATCCCGGCGTTCCAGCAGGCGGCGCACAACATCTGTGCCGGTCCTTCCACCCACAGGAACTCCGCGCCACCGCAACCCGGCTCGGGACAACGCGCGGCCCAACGGTTGCCCAGAATGGCGGCCGTGGCTGGCGTCGCGTCGGCGTCTACCTGCGAGAGCGGCGGTACGCGCACGCCCACCCGCCGCGCTAACTGCGCGTAGAGCGTCGTCGCCACGTCGGCTAGAGACGCGCCGAAGTGCAAGCGGCCATCGGCAATCGGGACTAAGACACCCATGGTTCTGGCGGCCTTTCTCTAGAATCCATAGCGGCTCACGTCGTACTGCCCGGTGCCGTAGACGCCGTACTCGGACGTATCGCTCGCTTCCTCGCCGCCAATCGTGGTCAAAAGGATGGCCCCTTCCATGCGCGATGAAAGGCGCTCCACGAACACCTGCAGCGCCAACCCGGAGATCGGATCAGCCAGGCCGATGCGGTCGCTCACCTGCCGCGTCAGGGCTTGCACCGTACTGGCGTCCGTGATCGCCGGGATGGTGAACTCGACGGTGGCGCGTGGCGCGCGGTACCGTTGCACAATCGCGTTGCAGAAATCGCGGGCGACTTCTACGTCCAGCTCCGCCCTGACCGAGAGCGGATAGGTGATCGTCCCGTAGCGGTCCCGCGCCGTCTGCGTCTCGGCCGTCACGGTATCGGTCACGACGACGGTATTCGTCACCGCCACTACCTGCGCCCGCACCTGCAACCCGGTCACCGTCGCGCCCGACGCGCCTGCTGTCAGAAAGAGCGTCGTCGCGCCGCCGCTGGTGTGGGTCAGGCTGACCGACGACAGGCTGCCCACCGTCACGGTGTAGTCGGTGCCGGCGACGGGCACCAGCGCCCCGGTAAAGGGATCGCCACTCAGGCTACGGATGGTGTAGCCCTTGGTCTGGTTGGCGGCGAGCGTTACGTCCTCGCCCAATTGCCAGAGCACGTCGAGCGGTTGCGTCGCCCGCAGCTTGACTTCCACGGCGCAGCGCGTGAACACGTCCTTCAGGCCAGGGTTGTAGGCCAGGTCCGGCAGGCGATGCGGTTCGCTGCCGTCGCCCAGGAAGGTGGCCTGCGCCGTCGTGCAGCGCGGATTCGTGATCCGGTAGTGCCGGCCTTCGAAGACGAGCCGCCCCTCCGCATCTTCATACAGCGCCGCGCCGGGCCCTTCCGTGTTCACGAGTTCCTGCGCCGCCGTAAACGCGTCCTGTTCGTCAAGCCACCAGTAATCCAGCGTGGTGGCACCGGCGTTGAGCACCCGTTGGTCGGCGGGCCATCCGGCGGCATCGAGCAAGAGGGAGAGGGCTTCATCGGTGCGAACATTGGTCGCCAGCGCCGTCGTCACCGTCTTGCCGCGCAGGCGGGTGAGCGTACCGAACGCCGGGAGATCGGCGCGTTCGCGGCCAATCTGCGGATGCTGCGGCAAGTCATCCAGGATGCCAGTCCACAATGGGTAGGGCACGCCCTCATGCAGATACTCACAACGGACGGAGTGACCAGGGAAGAGGTAGCTGGCCAGTGGCGAACCGGGTGACTGTGGCGCATACGTGCGGTCCTGGTTATCGACCGAACAGGTAAACGAGCCAGCCATCGGCGGCGCGAGCTGCCGCAGTTGGTCGCGGCCCCGCACCATCGTGATCGGATCGGCGTACAGCAGCACGTCGGCGCTTACGTCCTCGCCCACGTCCTCGTAGTCGCCATCGTCGTCCCAATCCACCAGCACGCGCAACCCAGACGGCAGTTCCGGCGCCGGCTCTTCCGGCGTAATCACGCTGGCAACGTTGGAGTAGGCCGAGTACACGCTGTCTGTCGAGCGGTGCGCCCGCACGCGGTACCAGTAGGCGGTATCGGCCGCGACGGTCGTATCCTCGTAGGTGGTCACGTCGTCGGCAACCGTATCGATCTCCGTCCAGCCGGTGCTGCCGTTGGGCGAGCGCTCGATGGAGAAGCCCGTTTCGTCGGTCGCGTTGTCGGTCCAGGTCAGGACCACAGAGTCCGGCGCGGTCGCCACCGCTGAGAGACCAGTCGGGGCGGCCGGCGGGTTGGTCGCGGCCGGCGTCGTGTCGCTGTCGGTGTTGCTGTATGCCGAATAGTAGGTATCCGCGCCAAACAGCCGGTAGGCCCGAACCCGGTAGTAGTACGTCTCACCCGCATCAACCGTGTCGTCGTCATACGTCTGGGTGTTGGGCGCAAGGGTCGCCACCGTCGCCCAATTGGTGCCGTCGAGGGAGCGCTCGACGAGCGTGCCGCTTTCGTCGGTGGCATTGTCGGTCCAGGCTAGCGTGATCAGGGTGCTGCTGGCGGCCGTCGCCGAGAGCGCGGTCGGCGCGGCCGGCGTGACGCTCGTCGCCGTGCCGCTCGCCGTATTGGAGTAGGCCGACGAGCCGCCGGCGTTCTGCGCCCGTACCCGGTAGTGGTAGGTCGTGCCTGGCGTCAGGCCGGTATCGCTGTACGCCTCGACGTTGGGGCCAACGGTGTCACGCACGGCCCAACTACTGCCGCCGTCCGTGCTGCGTTCGACGGCCGTGCTGCTCTCGTCACTCGCGTTGTCGGTCCAGTCGAGATCGATCTGCGTGGGTGAGATGACGGTGGCCGATAACCCGGTCGGCGCGGCCGGTGGCGTGGCAGCGGTCAGGCCGAACTCGTGGGCACCCAAATCCGGCGCGGTGCCCTCGTAGTCCACGCTCGCGCGGTCAGAGACGTTGGCAACGGGGGTACCGGCGTTGCGGAACAGTGAGCCGGACGTGAGGCGCAGATCGCCCACCGAGGGGCCGGCGAGATTGGCATCTACCACGTCGTAGCGGTCGAAGTCGTAATCGACGCTGGCCAATCGGTTCGTATTGGGACTGCCGGTGAAGTTCTTACTGGAGGCGCGGTACGCCGCAATCGACGTGAAGGTCGAGCCGGCCAGGGACGCGCCGCGGGTACGGTCGGCGGCGCTGTTGCTGGTGGCCCAGAAGTTCTGGTCCTCATTCCACTTCCAGGGGAAGGTCGCCGCGTCGCCGTACTCCGGCGTGGCGTAGCGGTCGGTTCGCACGACGTTATTGCGCGAGTAGAAGGCGACGCCCGCGACCGCCGACGAGGAGCCGGAGCCGGATTTCTGCCCACCGTTCGCGCCCGCGCCGTAAAACCAGGAAGGGTCGGTCCAGAAGGTGTTGTGCAATAGGTAGACGATGGCGGCCGGTCCTTGCGAGGAGACGGAGCCTTGCCACTTGATCCACTGCGCGCTCGCGCCCGTAGAGCCGTTGCCGCGGCGGCCCGCGCCGCCGCGCGTGCAGGCCCAGAACGTATTGCGGACGACGTAGACCGGGCCAATCGAGAGGGGGCCGAAACTCAGGCCGACCGCGAACCGCTCGCAGGTGTTGCCCCAGAAGCGCCAATTCAGGGGCCCGCCGCCGGTGCCGAAGTTCTCCGGTTCGAGAATGTCATCGGCAATCCGCAAGAAGTGGTTCTCGTACACGTCGATGGATTCGCCGCCGTCGTGGCGGTTGACGTTCGCCGTGTACGAGCTGATGCCGTTGAAGGGGCCGTCTACCGTGTTGCGGTAGACCATGACCTGGTAGGCGCCGTTACTGATGCGGATGCCGGAGGTTTCGGCCTTAATCACGGCATCCGAGTAGTCCTGGCCAGACGGCGTGATCACACCATCCTTGATATCGTCCCAAGGGATCGCCGGGTCGTTGACGTGATCGTCGCTCCACAGCTTGGTATGCCGGATGTGGTTGTAGCCGACGGCGTGCCGCGCGCCCTTGGTCGTGCCCGTAGACGAGTAGCCCGGCCCGCAATCCTGGAAGTTGCACCAGGCGACGACGCTCTCGTTACTCGTCGGGCCAAACGTCAGGTTACAGAACCGGAAGGTCAGGCCGATGAAGCGGCAGCCATCGTTGGCCACCGAGAAGCCGAGGCCCTGGCCAGAGAGCCAGACATAGCGACTGTTGGGGCTGTACGACGGGTGGCGGAAGTGGACGGTCGTGCTGCCTTCAGACTCCAGAAACGTGCCGTTGTCGTAGCTCTCGGTCGTATCGGTGATGATCTCGGCCCACCCGCCCACGGTTTGCAGGTGGTAGCCGTCTACCGCGGCCGTGGATTTGCGCTCCCACCGGGGCACCCGCACCGGGTCGCCGCCCTTGGTCGTGGAGACGACGACGTTGCCAATGCCGGCATACGGCGCATTGGCCCATCGCCAGATGGAGTAGGAGTTGCCGGTGGCGGGGCCGGTCACACTCGTCTGCATCCACGGCGCGACGTGTGACCCCGGCGCCGTCTCGCCTGAGCCAGCGGGCGCGGTAAACGCGGTGTAGATGAAGACGCGGTTACTCGTGGCGGGTGTGCTGCGGCCCGTCACCGCGTTATAGATCGTCTGGTCATGAGAGCCGACCAGCGTGATATCACCGCGCCAACTGGAGGGCGCCTGATAGTACTTGTCGCCGGTGCCGTCCACCAGCACGACCGCGCCGGGCGGCGCGTTGTCCCGCACTTCGGTCAGCGTGCGCCAGGGCGCGTTCTGCGTGCCGGTCCCACCGGCGGCGGCCGTGGCGTTACAGTAGTGCGTCGCCGTCGCCGCGATGCTGGCCCGCGTCGCGGCGAACTCTGCCAGCGTCACCACCGTCGCGGCGACGGTCTGCGAGGACGCGCCGCGGGTGACGATCACCTCCACGTCGTAGCTCGTCTCCGGCTCCAGCAAGAGGATCGAGCCGTAGAATCCGGGGCCGAGCAGGTCGGCGGTGTCGTTGCTGCGCCACAGGGGCAGGCCGTCGCGCCACGCGCCCGGCCCCGCCGTCGTGCGGAACCGGCAGGCGGCCGTGGCCGACGCATCGCTGTCGCCGGTAAAGGGCAGCTCGAGGCCGATGCTGCGCGCCGTCTGCCGGACGACCAGTAGCCCGAGTGCCATGCCAGAGACGCCGCCCGGCGTGGCATTGACCCGGTTGCTGGTGGCCGTTCCACCGCCGTCTTCGGTGGCGACGACCTGGTACCAGTAGGTCGCGCCACCGGTCAGCCCGCTGTCCGTCCAGGTGGTGCCCGCTTGCGGCGCGCCGACGTTGGCGAACGTGCCGGGACTGCCGGACACGTCCGGCGCCCGCTGCAGCTGGTACGAGTAGGGTGTGCTGCCGCCGGCCGTCCCGTCGATCTCCAGATCCACGGACGTGGCGCCCTGGCCCGTTACCGAGAGCGCGCCGGCGACGAAGATACCGCTCTCCACGAAATCCTGGGCGATCTCGGCGTCGCTCAAGGCGGTCCCGACCCAGTACTTGATCTCATCCAGCCAGCCGACATACGCCCATCCGAGGCCGTGCGGCCACGCACCGAGGAGCAGCGGCACGCTGGCGGCGACGTTGGGAGTGCGCGTGCCACTGTTGGCGAGCTCGCCGTCGATCCAGATCGAGGCGGTCGTCCCCGACAGGCGGTAGACCACCCGGTGCCAGGCCACGTCGTCGATGCGGCGATTGGCCTCCAGCCAGCCCGCCGAGAGATCGCCCACCCACAAGCACGGCTCGCCCTGCGCCGTCCCGTCGTGGCCGTAGGCGGTGGCGGCCCACCCGTTGAAGGGACCGGCGCCCGCGACCTTCCCGGCGGCCATACCGTCCGTGCTGCCGAGCGTGCGCAGCGAGAGCGCCAGCGTGAAATCGCCGGTTGGCGTGAGCGCCGCGTCGTGCGGGATGGAGACGTGCGCACCGAGACCGTCGAACAGCGCCGCCGTGTCCGGGTCACCCGCCTTCGCCCCCACCTCTTCCAGCAGCACGGCGCCGACATACGCGCCGTCATAGCCGCCCTGGCTGTCCACCGCGGCCGTCGCGCCACTCGCCTCACCCAGACGCCACCAGGCGGTCGGCGCGGGCACACTCGACGGCGCGTTGATCGTGATGGAGAGCGCCTGGGTATCCGTTGCGGCGGCGTCATCTTCGACCTGCACCGTGAAGTTGGAGGTGCCCGCCGTCGTGGGTGTCCCACTGATAATGCCGGTACTCGCCGCCAGCGACAGGCCCGCCGGCAGACTGCCGACGCTCACCGTCCAGTTGTTGCCACCGGCGCCGCCAGTGGCGTTCAAGCCTTGGGAGTAGGCGACGCCTTCCGTGCCGGCCGGCAGGCTCGTCGTCGTAATCGTCAGTGTGCTCGGATCTACGTCGAGCACAAGCGCCTGGTCATCGGTCTGCGGCGTCGGCGTGGTGCTGTCGGTCACGCGAACGGTGACGTTGTACGTGCCCGGTGTCGTCGGCGTGCCCGTGACCAGGCCGCCGGACGTCAGGCTGATGCCGTTGGGCCAACTCCCGGAGAGCGTAGACCAACTGAGCGGCGCGGTGCCGCCGGTCGCGGCCAGCTGCTCGCCGTAGGCCACGCCGGCCGTGGCGTTGGGTAGCGTCGTGGTCGTGATGGTCGGCGCCCCGCCACCGCCGCCAGACGTGCCCGCTTCGATGGCTTCGATCACAAAGCCGGTGGTTTCGTCCGTCTGCACCAGGCCGCCCTGGTAGAAGCCGACATGCCCGGCGGCGGTGATGTTGCTGTCGGTGCGCGTGACCTTGTTCGCGCCGTCGCGGTAGATGTCGAAGGTCGAGCCGGAGGGAATGACCGAGAACACGTAGAGCGTGTCCGGTACCCCCGTAAACGTCCAGGAAGAGCCGATCTGGGAGAGCGAGCCGGCGACGATACGCCAGAACCGGACCAGGATAGAATTCCCACCGTTGGCGTCAATCGAGAGGAAGTAGAAGGTCTGCGCTGATGAGGAACAGCGCAACAGCAGGCCGCAGTGGCCTTCGTTGGTCCGGTAGCGCACAGAGAGGGCGACCGGCTCGTCTGCGGATGGCGCGCTGACCGATGCTCGGTAGGCGCTGTCCGACGTTTGGGCGCTCAAGAGGCCGCCACTGCCGGAGAGCGACAGCTCCCGGTCGCTGTAGCCCGTCACCTTGGCCCAGGTCAGGCCGGACGGTTCATGGACGGAGCAGCCCGAATCCGTGTGGTTCTCGACCAGCGTGCCGCCGGTGCCCTCGAACGTGTCGCGCACGGAGAAGGCCATTAGACGCGGCCTCGCCTTCGCGCCTGCTCGATGGAGGCAACCACCACATCTTCGATCTCACGCACGCCGTAGGTCGGGCCGCTGAAGTGGACGTGGACGGTCAGACCGGCGGTGCCCATCCCGCCGGCGAGTGTGCCGGCAGACGCGAGCATGGTGTTCGGCAAGACGTGGCCACTCGTCGCCGGTACGAACAGTTCTGGCCCGCGCTCTCCGACCAGATAGGGCAGGCCCGCCAGAACGGAGCCGCCAAATTGGCGACCAGGGATAGAGATGCCGCCGAGTGCATCTTTCGCCGCGTTGGCGGCATCTTGCGCCGCATTGACCAGGCCGCCGAAGTCCGGTAGACGGATACCCCCGAGCAGGCTGTTGATCGTGTCCACGACGCCACGCACCACGTCTACTAAGGGTTGCACCTTGCCGATAATCCACTCAATGCCCCGACTGGCGAACTCTTTCAGGCGTTCCCACACCGAGCCGAAGTACTGAGTGATGGCGTCCCAGACGCCCTGCCAGTCGCCCTGGAACGTGTTGATGCCGATGAGCACAAGGGCCTGCATCGTGTCCCAGGCCAGGCCCATAATCAGTTTCATCGCCTCCCAGGCCGCCGTCAAGATGGTCTGAATGCCCATCCAGTCGGCTTCCCACAGTTCGCGGAAATTGGCCACGGCTGCCACGATGGCCCCCGAGAAGGCGTTCCAGAGATTGCGGACGGTCGTCGTCGTCTCTTGCCACGATTGCTGAAACTCCGGCAGCAAGCGCTCGCCAAAGGCACCCAGGGCGGCGCCGAGTGCGCCGAAGAGCGGCCCTAGAATGGCCCAGGCCGTCTCAACGACGGCGCTCACGACGCTCCAGGTCGCCTGCCACATGGAGGCCAGCTCTAGCGCCGTCGCCACCAGTTGTGCGACCCATTGCGCCACCGTGGGGATCACCACATCACGCAGTAAGGTGGCGAAGTTGGCAATCGCTGGCACCAGCGCTTCGAGCACACTGGTAATGACCGGCTGCGCGGCGACGTAGGCTTCCCGGAGACTGCGGGCAAACTCCAGGATGGTGGGCCAGGCGTCCATGAAGGTCTGCGCGGCAAAGGCGATCGCATCCGCTACCGTCGTGCCGATGGTCAGCGCCAGTTCGGTCAATTGCGCCTCGTTGTCGGTCAGGAAGCCCGCCAGGCGGTCGAGTTGCGTGCCAAGCGCCGCCAGGATAGGTTGACCGGCCACGACCCGGAGCGTGTCGATTGCGTCCTGGAACGTGGAGAGGCGGCCGGCCGTCGTCTGCGCTAGGTTCGCCACGAGCGAGTAGTCCGCGCCCATCTCCTGTAGCGCGCGGCCGACAATCTCCATCGCCGGGACGCCCTCATCTTTGAGGCGGTTAATCAAGGTACGCGGGATGTTGAACCGCTCCATGACGCTCACGAAATCGCCGGAGAGCGCTTCGCGCAGGGAGAACGCGGCGCCCGTGAGTCCTTCGGCGGGATTGAGTGCGGCCAGGATTTCGGCCTGCCGGATCAACTCCATAATGTCCCGGCCACTGGCCTGCGCCGCCGGTTGCAGCATGGCCGTCGCCTTGGCCATCTCCTGGAAAGCGAACGGCGTTCTATTCGCCTCTTCGCGGATCTGGACGAGGAGCGCATCGACGGCGGCACCGTCCTTCATGAAGGCGAGGAGTTGCGCCCGCACCATCTCCAGTTCGGAGGCGAGGCCGATACCCAACGTATTGCCGAGCGCCTTGGCGCTATTCGCCAGTACGTCGAGCCCGCCTTTCGCGAAGAACAGGCTGCCGAGCACGTCGCTCAGCTTGCCTACCGCCTTGATGGGACCTGATGCCGCAGAGCCAAGGCTGGAGAGTGAGCGCTGGACACCACTAATCGCATTCAGCGCCCCTGCCGCTTGCCCTACGAGTTTGACGGCTACCGAGATATCAGCCATCAGACTGCGTCCCACCGGCAATGCGCCGCCGCAGTCAGCTCAAGGTTCCCGACGCGGCGCGTGCGTGCTAGCATCAGGGCGGCGACACGATTCACCGAACCAGCCAAGGAAGAGAGGAGTACCCCGTGATGCTGTACTTGCTGGCCCTGCTGCCGCCCGTTGCCGTCCTCGTGTGCGGGAAACCGTTTCAGGCGCTCATCAACCTGGGACTGACGCTGCTGTTCTACTTCCCCGGCTTGCTGCACGCGCTCCTGGTCGTCCACAACTACTACGCGGATAAGCGAACCGACCGGCTCATCAAGGCAACGGAACGCGCTCGCCGCGCCGCGCAGCATCCCATAGGACACTAGCGGCCCGGACGACCGGCGAGACGACTGAGTCCAGGCGGTGCCTGCTGGCGCGGATTGGCGGCGAGGCCCGGTGTCTCTCGTGCAGCGTGCGCATCCTGCGCTTCGGCCTCGAGTCGCCGGAAGTGGAGCGCTAAGGCAATCTCGTCTATCGGCGCGTCGTCTACTTCCCACGGCCGGCAGCCCCACAAACGGGCGAGTTGGTCGCGCACGTAGGCCCACGGCACCGGCAAGGCCGCCTTGTGGGTTGCACTCGCGCGCAACCACACGCTTATCTCCGTGGCCTCGCGGGCGCTAAAGGGCTTTTGGCCGCTCGCTCTACCAGCGCCCGCAGCAGACACGCGGCCTGGTGCGTCGGGATGGCTTGCCAGAACGCCTCGGCTTCGGCCGCCGACGGGTAGGGAGCGCCGTCCTCATCGCACCAGCCGTTGTGTTCGAGCACGATACGCGAGAGCGCCGCCACGGCCCGCGTCTGCTCGCCGGACTGCACATCGTTGAGCAAGTGCTGCGGGAAGTTGATCCAGCACCGCGCCTGGTGGCCGGGATACTCCGGCACCTCCAGCCAGTCCTCCAGGTGCGGCGAGCGAGGGCCAGTTCCAGTCGAGAGTGAGAAGGAGGGGGAGAGAGCGGGAGCAACCGGAACTGGCCCTGCTGCCGGCGACAAGGAAGAGAGAGAAGTCTGTGCTACTGGCGTCGGCGGCGCAGGATTGGGCGGCGGCGCGGGCGGCGGCGCGGGCGGCGGCGCGGGCGCTGGCGTCGGGCTTGGCGGTGTCGGAATGGGTGTGCGTTGCTGCTCGGGCAATTCCATCCCGTTCTCGCTCGTCTGCGTGAGGACTACGGCGTCGGTCATGCTGCGTCCTTCCTTGGACTCCCGAGATAGCGGCGCGTAGGACTAGGCAAAGGCGGCCGTCCTGGCACACTGCGACGCGATGCGGATACCGAAGGCGTTGGTCGAGTCGTAGATAAATCCAAAGTTTCCCTCATAAACTCTCGTACCCTGATCTTCCCCGAGCAGCGTCATCTCGGTCCAGACGATTTGCAGGTCTACGTCTACGTAGCGCGTGAGCGCCGCCTCGATAATGTCGTTGTCGCCAAAGCGCAGACGCAGCCGGCGCTGTGTGCCGGCGATGAAGGCGTTGTACTCGGTTAGCGCTTGCGCGCCTGACGCCTCGAATACGAGTGAGCCGGTGATCTCCATTACGCCGGGCACGGCCGCTAACATGTCGCGGGTATTGGCCGCGGTGTACTTGCGGCCTAGCCCGTTGTTGACCGCGACGGAGCCAGAGATGACAGACTGCGCGGCAGCAATCTGGGTCGTGCCGTAGTTGTCCGTGCCATCTACCGCGTCGATGAACAACTGCGTTTCCCACCCGGAGGTCGGTTCCGGATTGCGGTCGGTGACGGTGCCGGATAAGGCCGTTTGTGAGATGGACGCGCCGAACAGATCGCCAGAGACGGTCGCTTCCCCATTGACGGCAAAGGCGAGGTTGAGCGTATTGGCGTAGACGCCGGCGGCTTGCCAGGGCCGTGCGCCGTCGTGCCACTGCATCGTCAGGCTGTCGAGCGCATTGGGTGCGGTGAAGGTGTGGAGCCGCGCATTCGTGCCGCCGCCGGGCGTGGTGATGGCCGGATCGCCGTCGATGGCGACGTGCAGCCATTCCAGGATTTCGTCGGGGTCCATCGGCAGCGAGAAGGAGCCGCCGGGCGCCGAGGGACCGGGAGACGCGGAACGGACCTGTGCCCGGTCGCCGGTCTGCACCGGATGGCGCACGACCGAACCGCCAGGAACGAGCCCAGAACTAGGCGCCAGGTACACGCGCCGGGTGGGAGTCGCCGCGACGCCATAGCCGCCGCTTTCTACGCCGACACGCGCCTGAGCTAAAAACAGTTCGCCTGCCATCGCTTAGCCCTCCTTCCCTTCCGCCTTGGGCTTCTCTGTGCCACCAGGACCGGCAGTCCCACCAGGGGCCATGCGCGGCGACGGTTCGGCCATCTCGGCATCGGTCCGCACGTCGTAGAGATCGCTGGCCCGGACGCGCTCGCGCTGTTCGGGCGAGAGCCGCTGCCAGTCCGCCTCGGTCAGGCTGCGGGCCGGCACCCCGGAGAGATAGGCCAGGGGTTGCCCGTTGGGGCCGGTCGCACCCTTCCACCGGGCGCGCAACTTCTCAGGCATCTCGCGTGCTCCTTGTCGCCTCGTCACCGTCTTGCCATCGTGCCGTCACTTCGTCTCGCGTCACGGAAGGTTTTCGTCCATCGCCACGGTCACAACCATCGGGTACTCGCGCACTTCCTGGCCGGCGTATTGCAGGTACTCCGGCGTGGTAGCCACGTCATCGCGCAGCGTCGTATTCGCGGGCAACGTCTGCCCCACACCTGGTTTCCTCGCCGCCAGGAACCGCCGCCGGAAGTCGTCTTTGAAGTCGGCCAAATCGAGCTCCGCCTGCCCTTCTTCACCGCCAAGCGCCGTCGCCCACAGCACGAGATAGGATTGGTCGGCGCGCGCCAGGCCCATGGACGGCGTGCTCAGTGGGCCATCTAGGACGGAAACGGCGACGCGACGCTGGACGCCCACGCTTTCGGGAATGCCAAGCACCGCTTCCTGGACGCCGGTACACGCCGCGGCCAGGGCTTGCAGGGCTTGCAGGTGGGTGCGCGTCGCAAAGGCCATCTCGCTCGCGTCCTATCGCCCCACTTCCAGGCGCATCTGCACACTGCCGCGAAGGCGGCCACTGCGTACCGGCGTCAGGCGGCGCACGGCATCCACCACCCGCCGGCCACGCGAGAGATAGGCTTGGGTCACACCCGTCCGGCCCTTGGGCAACGCTTGGGCCAACTCCTGGTCGAAGCCGCGCAACGCCTCCTGTGAGCCACGGCGGAACATCCACGCGCCGCCGGCCCTACGGGCAACCCGGCCGTTGCGCCGCCGGCCCGTCTCGATTCCTGCGGCGTAGGGCAGATTGGAGAACACGAACAGGCGCGCGCCACCGGCCGTGGCCGCGCCGTCGCGCAGCGTGCCCAGGTAGGCTTGCGCTGGGCCGATGCCTTCCAGGGTGACGCTGAGGAGGGGTGCGGCCATCTCAGGCGGCCCTCACCACATCGGCTCGCTTGAACACCGCCGTACCGGAGGGACCATCAAGCGTCTGGAAGGCGTTGGTGCTCACCAGGTTCCAGCGCAGGCCGTCAATCTCGATCTGGCAGTACTGCGGCATCACGTAGGACGCCTCCCACCGCAGCGAGCGCACGGCGGCGAGTTGCGCCCGCTCACTGTTGGTCGTCGCCGCCTGCCGGGAGACGAGCACGAGGCGGCAGGCGAGATTCGCCTTGAGCACGGTATCGAAGGCACCACTCGCACCCCGCCCGTAGACGGTCGCCGTCGTGTCGAACAGCAGGCCCATCCCTACGCCACCACGAACCCGCGGCCCAAGCTTTGCCCGACGCCATCGACCAGCGCCACGACCTCAGACGGCACGCCGCGGATGGTCCCGGCGTCATCGCGGTACGTGACCTGCAATTCCTCGCCAATTGAGTACGACTTGATATCGCCGGTGACCCCCTCCACGAGCGGCCGCAACCAGAACGCGACGAGGTGACGGGCGGCCAGCTTCAGGCGCGGGTCGGCTGCGGTGGCGTTCGGCGTGTACGTCACGCGGATCTCGTAGCCGGGATCGACCGAGACGCGCAGAATGCCCCTCGTGGCGTCCAGCAATTCGTACTCGGTGTTCGCCACGAGCGCCGTGGCCGTCGTGCCGGGCCAGGGACCACGCACACTGACGCTGGCGAGTGAGGCGACCGGCCGGTAGCGCAGGAATACTAGCGGTCCCTCTACCAGGTGGTATTCGTCCGTCTGCGCCGCCGTCTGCGGCCAGACGCCACCAAGGCGGCCGTTGATCCAGGCCGTCGCCGCCGGGATGAGTGCCGCCGCCTCGGCTTCCTGCGCCGAAGTCAGCGTGCGGCCCAGATGGCGCGCCACGTCGGGAACGGTCGTATAGTCCGGCATCGCGGTCGCGGTCCCTGCTCCCCCTGGGTACGTTCCTACGTCCGGCGCTTGGCGTCTCTGGCGTCTCTGGCGTCTCTGGCGTCTCTGGCGTCTCTGGCGTCTCTGGCGTCTCTGGCGTCTCTGGCTGCCGCCGGGCCGCGCATCGCCTTATCCTCAGCGGGCTTGCGCGCCTTCCCCTCAGCGCCCTCAGCCTCAGCGGCGGGAGCGGTGCGCCGTTGCTTGGTCAGGCCCAGGCGCTCGGCGACGGCCTCCTCGACTTCAGAACCAGCGCCGCCCAGGACGAACCGGGCGCGTTCATCGCCTTCTTCCACGACTTCCGCCGCCGGATCGTTGAGCGGCGCCGTCGTGTAGAGCGGCCGGTCCAGTGTGTACTTCGGCATCTTCGCCTCCTCATGGTCCTAGTGGTCCTGCTGGTCCTGCTGGTCCTGCTGGTCCTGCTGGTCCTGCGAGTGCTAGGGTGGTAGCCAAGGCGGCCGGCAGGCCCACCGCGCCCACGTCGGTCTGGACAAGCACGCCGGCTCCGTCTCCGCCGAGAGTCGCTACACGCTCGACCGCTGCCGGGAAGACAGCAGGTTGCCCGACTACGCGGCGATAGAGCGCTAGATGGGCGGCGGCGACGATCTGCCAGGTGTGGTGCTGCTCGATCCATGCGCGACTGCGCTGGCCGACGAGCGCCCGCAGCGCCGGGTTGCCGGCCAGTTGCCGGAGATGCTCGAAAATACCGGCGACGCTGACCGCGTTGCAGACCGGCGGGAGGTCGGTTAAGCACCAGGCGTGCACCGCTGGATTGACGTAGGTGATGACCGGCTTCCCGCAGGCGAGCGCCTCACCGGTGATCGTGCCGAAGCTGCCCACCGTCTCGGAGAACTGGTCAAGGACGAGATCAGCGGCGCGGTAGAGTTCGCGCGCCTTCCGTTTGGGTAGGCAATTCGTCCACCCAACACGGTGCTGCAAGCCCAATTGCGCCAGGATGGCCTGGCTCTCTTTGACGTGCTGGCCCCAAGCGGCGAGGATGAGCAGCGCCCGCGGCGCGCCCTGCGGCTCGGCCTCCTGTACGTAGCGAGCGAAGGCGTACAGGAGGCGTTCGTTTCGCTTGCTGCCGGCGCTTTCGGCCATGCAGTGGCGCGCTGGCGCATAGAGCAACAGGTCGGCGTCATGCGCCCGCAGGATCTCCTCGCGCAACCCCGGCGGCTCCGGCGCGCCCGGTGAGAACGTCTCCGTATCCAATGGGTGCGGGATGAACGTCGCCCGCTCGCCCAGGCCCAGGCAGTCGGCGGCTTCCCGACAGTCGGCGTTCGTGATGACGCAGGCGTCGGCATGGCGGTACGCCGCCGCCAGCAGATGATCGTCGTCGCGCGTCGGCCGGTGGGCGTACCGCATCGTGCCGTGCTCGAAGGCAATCCAGCGCACGTCACGCGGCAAGAGCGCGCCGTAGCCAGCCGTTGGACCGTAGAGGACAGTCACGTCGTAGCGAGCGGCGATTGCGCGGATGCTGCGCCAGGAGGGGAGCGTCCGCGCCGCCGGGAACGCCTGGAGTTGTTCGGCCGGAGAGAGGCGACTGGCGGCCAACGCCTGCGCGACTTCCGCCTCCTGCCCGCCGCGCGCGCCTCGCTCCTCCGGCGGCCCGATGGCCCGGCGGTAGCGGGCAAGATCGGCGTCAAGTGCCTCCTGCGTGTCGTACCAGGGCTGCGCGCCATCGCTGCCCAGGATTTTGGCCCAGGGCGGCCGGCGCCAGCCCGTTTGCGCGGCGATGTGCGACCAGGCGTAGGAGGACGCGCCGACCGCCTCTTCGTCAAAGACCGCTTCCTCCCACCAGGGCACCCACATCGGGTTCCCGCCGCCGAAGTCGTAGCTGTCGGCGGCGAGGCCTAACCGCCGCTGAAACTTGGCGTTGAGATAGGCGTTCTGGGCGATATTCCCGATGTGGGCGACGCGAAATGGTCTGGGCATGTTGCTGGGCCTACTGCGCGCGGTCTAGGACTGGCTACCAATGACCGTCCAGGTAGGACTGCCGGCGACGGAGGACGTGTTCACGTAGACGACGCCGGTATCCTGGCGCACCAGCATGGAGCCGGTGCCCGCGCCACGATACGTGGCGTTGACGCCGGGTGTCGTCTCTTCGACCTCGACGGTCGGATCAGTCCCGGCGAGGCTGTTGTCCTCAACCGAGACGAGCGGCACAACCTTCTTGGCCAGGCCGCCGCCGAACGTCAGGGTGATGGTGCCGACGCCGGACGTAATGTCGCCTTCGGCCGCCTGCACGTTGCCGGTGCCAAGCGACGGCAAGGCCTCGAGCGCGGCGTCGATGTTAGCCAGCAGGCTCGCGTTCGTGGAGGACCACTCGATTGCGCTCGTGACGTAGCCGTCGAAGCCGAGCGCAAAGGTGCTGCCCTCCTCCTGCGCGGGCGTGCCGCCAATCGTGAGCGTCTGCACCTCATCGGTCCCGGCGCTCGGCTCTCCACTCACAGGGAGAGCGCGACCTACTGCGCCCTCAATGATGATGCCTCCTGAGATGATGGGCATGGTCAGGCTCCTTTCCGGTAGTCTCCCCTCTTCTCAGGCTACAGCCCTGTCACCTTCGCGAACGCCGCGGCGCGGTAAATCTCCAGCGCCAACCGCTCCTCGATCCTGATCCGGTAGCGGTTGTAATCGAAGTCCGTGCCGTGGCTGTTCGTGAACTCGATGGTCACGCCCATCTTGCGCGAGATGTGGCTATAGAGCTGGAAGTCGCCGGTCAGCGCGGTGTTCTCCGTCATGGCGCTCGTGACGACCACTTCCTTGCCCCAGATGCGCTCTGGGCCCGCCTCGGACGGATTGCCCCAGATATAGATGCCATCCGCCGTCCGCAAGAGCCGAATGTCCTGCCAATCGTTCGGATGGAAGATGACGCCAGACGGCTCGGCGTAGCCGGTCCAGCGGACCAGCGTGAACGCCTTGTACACCGCATCTGGCGCCGGATCAGCGCCCTTGGCCTGCGTCTGCACGCCGGTCTTGGTCAAAAAGCCCTGGAGCTGCGGCGAGCTCCCGTTGCCGGAGAGGAGCTGCACCTCTTCGGCCAGCGCCAGCATCAGGCGCAGGCGGTTATCCACGACGCCACGGATGCCGGGCACGTCGTCCAACTGCTGCCGGGTGATGGGCAGCACCGTAGCGATCACCTCGACCGGCACGGTGCGCTCGGTGTAGGCCAGCGCACTCTCCGGCTTCTGGCCATCTTCCGCGACGGGCGCGGCGTTGTTCGTAAACGTCGTCTCTTCCATGTACCGGATGGCGGTCTGGTCGGTGTCGTCCTGTGGGATCAGATCAGCCACCATCGGCCGACGAAGCGCGTAGTCCACCAGGCGGCCACTGCGCCGGGTTTCGGGCGCCCAGCCGGCCGCCGTCGTCATCGTCGCCTTGGTCGAGACGCCTTCGAGCACGGCGGTAAAGGAGCGGTCCGTCCCGACGCGCGCCTTGTACTCCTCGCTCTCGATGAAGCGCTGGCCCCAGGACTTGCCGAGGCGCTCGGCATCAGCCAGCGTCGCGCCTTCCGGCAGATACAGACCGGCACCACGCAAGATGGCCAGCGCCTTCGCCTCAACCGTCGTGGTGGCGAGCGCCGTCCCATTGCTGCCAGCGCCGCCACTACCACTCCCACCGGCCTTGCCTTCGCCGGCATTCGGGAAGGGCACGCCGCCGATGGGTGTGCTCAGGCGATCCTGCGCCGCTTTGTTCGTCTGGGCAATCTCGTCCAACTCGCGCAGGCGGTCGAATTCCTTGCCCAGGTCGGTGAGTTCGTCGTTGCGCTGCCGGATATCGTCGGCCACTTCGGCCGGCATCTTGTAATCCGGGTAAGCGCGGAACAGCGCCGCCAGCTCTTCCTGCTTGGCGTGCAGTTTCTCGCGGGCTTCTACGAGGGCGCTTGGCATCGTCGTGTGCTCCTGTTCGCAGGGTGTCGTTCAGGCCGGCACGCCGTTGAGGCGAGCCAGGATGTGCTGGTACTCCACCAGCAGCGGCAACCCATCGACGACCGCGGCGTCCGTCTCCACGGCAGCCTTCGCGTCGTCTTTGGGTTTCGGCTCCGTCTCGGTCAGCAGCCCATCGAGATCGTCGGCGCCAGCGCGCAGGGCATCCCTGAGCGTGGCGAGCCGCGTCCGGCGGGCCTCCGAGATCGCGCGTCCCTCTTTCGTGCAGAGAGTCACAAGCGACCTCCAGCGCGTCACGACGGCCGGTACGTCATGCAGCACGCGCCCAACGTGATCGGCCAGCGCGAGGGTTTCGTCGTCGTATGCATGAGCGGCGGCATCGGTTGGCTCAGCGTCAGCGTCAGCCGCCTTGAGGAGCAGCGTGCCGGTCTGGCGGTTCGCGCCCACCAGCACCGGCGAGACTTCGAAGCGTTCGGTGCGCTTGATGAACCGCACCGCCTGGCCATCGCGCTCGCCCGGTTCCGCGTCGAGGACACGAAAGCCCCAACTGAATTCCTGGAGAGCGCCCATCGCCTTGACCGTCTTGTAGGCTTCCGCGCCGGCCTGCGTGTCCAGGAAGAAGCGGCCCCGGAACACCGCGCGATCCGGTTCGACACGGACGGTGCCCTTCCCTACTGGCTGCCGCCAGTCGTGGGCCCACACCAGGGGCAGCTCCTCACCATCATCAAAGGCAGACGCCAGGACCACATCGCCGTCCGCGTCTACCACGTCGAAGACGGAGAAGACGGCTTCGAGCGTGCCTTCTGGCACATCGGGCGCGACGCCGCTCGGGTCAGGCCAGAGCAGGTGTCCCGGCGCGGCCTTGCGCTCGCGGCCTTCCGACATGGCGGCCTTGGGTGCGCGTTGGGCCACCGCATTCGCTTGCCGGATGGCGCGGGCGTCACATGCCGCGGTGCTGCCGCCATCGGCCAGGCAACGCTTCAGCGCGTCGTTGGCAACCCTGGCCCACACCGTTTGCTGGTGCGGCGAGAGTCCACGCACATGATCCGAGGCGTCAGACGGTTTCCAGGGCATCGCGATTCGCGCGCTGTTCGTCTCTTGCCGCCCGAACCGGCCACGTCGCCAGAAACGCAAAAAGCCGGGCCACCTGCCCGGCCTCCCTTGTCGCAGAAGGGTGCCCTAGACAGATGACCCGGCTTCGCCGCCTGTGCGTGCGGCCGGTTCGGAGCGGTTACCGCTACTCTAGACCATTCGGCGCGTCGGCGTCAACTTTGAGGCGTAGGCCGCGTGCTGTGCCGTCTGCTCACGAGCACGCGGCCTACGCCTTCAGCCCGAACACATGGCCGCAGCCCCGGCAGCGGTACGTCGGCACCGTCCACGTCTGGTAGTGCGGCGACTGCTGCAAGCGCCAGCGCCACGCCGGCCCCAACGCCGCACAGGCCGGGCAGCGCACCAGCACGGTGCCCTGGTGATCCACGAGGAGCGGGTTCTCGGCTACGCTCAGGGCACACGCGGGTGTGACCACTTCCGTCTCCGGCGGCGGCGCGTCTTGGCGGCAGGCAAGCGATACGCGAGTGACCATGCCGCCGGCTTAACTCACCAGCGCCGCGCCCGCCAAGCAGGCCAGTCCCAGGCCAACCGGATTGACGCGACCTAAGCCGATGCCGGTCGCCGCTAGCAGGAAGCAGAGGATCGCCACCAGCAAGAGCGCTACACGAAACGTCGGCATTACGCTGCCTCCTCGTCTCTCGCCGCCTGACTACCGCGAGGCGCCAGTAAGCGCCGGCCCGCTTGGTCCAGTTCCGTAATCGCCGCTAGCGCCGCCGGTTCCTCTCGTGGCTCCGGCTCTTCCGGTGCGGCATCCAGCTCGCCCGCCCGCGTGACCGTTACCGTGTTCGGCACGAGCCATACATTGCCGTCCGGTTCCTCATCCATCCCGAGCGCCAGCCGCCCCTGATTGACGGTCAGCAGCCCTGCCTTCACGTCTTCCCGGATGCGCTCGTGCAGGGCGTTCTGGTCCTCTTGCAACACCCGGACCTGCGACAGGTCGAAGTCCACGACGAAGCGGCGATAATCCGCCTCAAAGTCCGGCAGCAGTTGCTTACGGAGGCTGCCCGCCAGGAGGCGCTGCATCGGAATGACGTTCTGCTCGAACGCCGCTTCTCGCGCCTCCGCGAAGTTGGAGAACGTGCTACGGGCCAGGCCACTACCCAGGCCCACCACAATCGCCGGGATGCCGAGCACGGCCGTTACGCGCTCTTCCGGCAGAAACCGCAGTTCCCGCAGCTTCATCTGGTCCGGTGAGAACGAGAGCACCTGCGCCTTGACCTTGGAGCCAAAGACGGCGGTACGGCCGCGGTTATCACTGCTGAACTTCTGCTCCATCTCGGCTTTGATGCGCTCCGCCTCTTCTTGCAGGATGGTGCCGTTCTCGGTATCCGGCGAGACGACGAAGCCGGGAATACCCAGGTTGGAGAGGATGGACGCCGAGAAGGATGCCGCCTCGTCGTCGGTGTACAACTCACGTAGGAGCGAGCCGAGCGGCGAGAGACCCTTGCGCACATTCTCTGGGTCAAGCCCGTAGCGGAAATGGACGACCTCGCTCGGCGCGAGGCGGTGCACCTGTCCATTGACGGTGTACTCGTAGTGGCTGATGAAGGCGGAACCGTCGTCCGGCCACATCGGCTCGATCAGCGCGGCGGGCACCCAATAGACCTCCACCACGCGCCGCGCCGCCGAGCGCACCTTGAGCCAGTAGGCGTTGCCGAAGAGCACATCGGCAATGGTGGCCCACCACAGCAGCACCCCGTCATAGTGCGGGTTCGGATCCTCCAGCAATTCGGTCATTGGGTGCGCTGGCACTGGCTCTAGTTCCGTCCCTTCCTTGCGCTGCACCCGCGGCGGCGCCTCCGGGAACGTCCGGCAGAGCCAGAGCACAACGGCGCTCACAATCGCGTTCCCGCGACCATCACCCACACTGGCGGCATAGTCTCGCTTCGAGCGGCCGGACAGGCCCGCGTTGGACCAGTACCACTGCTGGACGCGGCCGGCCCAACTCATCGTAAACGCCTTGAACGCTGTGCTTAGCCGCGTGCTTAGCTTCGTCCATATCATGCGAGTAACCGTACCTCTCTGCTGCGCGGCGCCGCGAACGCCAGCATCAGCGCTTCGGCGTAATCCGGCGATTTCACCCCACGCTTCCTCGCGTCCTCTTTGCGCTCAATCACGACCTGGCCGCGGGCGTTGTGCTGGTAGCGGATACTCGCCAACTGGCTCATTGCCTTCTCCGGCAGTGGCCCGATGATCCCCTCTTGCTGGAAGCGGAGCCGCAGCCCCCAATACGCCTCGGCTTTCAGGTTAGCGTACCGCTCCGTGTTCGTCGCCGCTGCTCCAACATTCACGTCTTTGATCCGGCCCCGATAGCCCTGGTCCTCCAGGTGGCGCGCGAAGTAGTAGCCCTGGCCCACGCTATCCACCTTGACCGCCCGCAACCGCTCCTGGTAGGGCGCCAGGAACGCCAGCACTTCACCCCGCGGCTCCGGCAGGCTCCACCCCCGGAAGGCGACGACGCGCGGCCCGCAGCGGACGGCCACGACCGTCTCATCCTCGCCGGGCCCGGCCACGTCAATCCCGGCTTCCCACTCGCTCGCCCACTCACGGTCCGTCTCGCCGTCGTCAGTGGCAGTCGCCAGTTCGTCGGCCCGTCGGTTGGCCGCCTCAATCCAGCGCAGGGAGATCAGACTGTCCTCCGATTGGTCCGGGAACTGGCCGCGCACCTTGGATTGCCAGAGCGGCGAGTCCGGGCCCCACTCGTCGTGCTTCTCGCGCACCCATCGGCGCGTCACCAGATAGGGCCGCGGCGCATAGTCCAAGCGTTCGTCCGGCAGCGCCAGCAATTCGTCAAGCGTGAGTTGCCGGCTCGCGCGAGTGGCCGGCACCCCAAGCGCCTCGGCATCCTCGGCCGTCATGGTGAAGTTTGGCGTATCGAAGGCGTCGATGGTCAGGCACGTCCAGCCGGCGCGGTCCTTCTCGAACACGTCGTAGAACGGGCCGCTCGGCACGTCTGGGTTGCCGAGCATCAGCACGCGCACATCACCGCCGGCCCGCACCCCCTCCACGGCGGCGAACACCTCCGGCGAGACGCCTGGCGCTTCGTCCATGACGATGAGCAGAAAGCCGGACGGCCGCGCGTGGAAGCCCTGGAAGTTGACGCCGGCATCCGTTGAGAGCCCCAGGCTATAGCACTCCGGCGAGACCTGGTATTCCACCTGCAAGACGCGACCGGGGAGCGGCCGTGCCGGCCGAGTCGCCATCGCGTTGACTTCCTGCCAGATGAGGCGGCGTACCTGGCGCGCGGTTGGCGCGGTCGTAATGGCGATCCCACCGGCATTCGGCGCCCAGAGGACGGCCTCGGCGCCGGTAAACGTCTTGCTCGAGGCATGCGACGCCTTGACCGCCACCCGAGCGCGTGGCTGCGCCAACGCTTCCAGGATGCGGCGCTGCATGTGCCAGAGGTCATGGCGCAGGAAGGACTCGGCAAACCAGCGCGGGTCGTACCAGCGGTCCGCTGGCGGCGCCTCCACGGTGCGGCGGAAGACCGCGCGCCGCCGCCGCTCCAGTTCGGCACTTGCCCGAAACTGAAGGCGGTCGGATGCCTCACGAACCAAGGAGGACCTGGAGAGGGTCGTCACCATTGGCCAAGCGCTCTAACTGCTCGCAGCTCATCCGCGAGAGGTCCAGATGCTTGAGCACGGCATCCGCCTTGCCTTCGCTCCACTGGCCCAACTCCTGTGCCGCCTGCTTCTCGTGCGCCCGCAATTCCGCCAGTAGGCCGGTATCGACCGCGTACTCTTCAATGGTGCGGCCGGTACGCGTCGGCTTGTAGGTCCGCACGAGCAAGCCCGTTTCGTGCCCCGGCCCCTTCATGGTCGGATCGGCCGCCCGGGCCGCGATCACCTGCTTGAGCGCCGCCCATCGGTCATTGAGCGCCGCCACCCGGTTCTGCCGCTCCGCGATCCCCTGACCCCGCAGCGCCTCACGGAATGCCTGCACATGCTCTGCGACGCGCGCCTGAAACTCCGGCCGCCGCTTCCAGCGATCCAGGGTGCTGCGGCGCACGCGAAGCGAAGCCGCAATCGCCTCATCCTTCTGCTGATCCTCAGCAACAAGACGCGCCGCCCGCTCTGTCGTGCGTGTCCAGAACCGATTCACGGTCCCATTTTGTCCCATTTTCCAGGAGTAATCCCGAAGCGTCCCGTTGTCGTCAACTCTAGCCATCTTGTCGTGTCGTCGTCAACGCTTCCCGCGTCCCACGTGTCATGGAGCCGTTTTCGTCGTGTGCCGTTCGCCCTGCCGTTTGGGCGTGCCGCGTGGTTTTTCGGCTAGGCGGCTGGCGCATCTTCGCAGCGTGCTGGAAAAACGCCAGGGTGTCATCCCACGTGCGGAGCGTCGTGACGAGTGGCCGGCGGCGGGCGATGTGGGCCGGCAAGCGGACTTCCAGGTACGAGACGCCAGCCATCAGGCATTCGACGGTCACGTCGTAGCCCAGGTGGCGAATGCGGGTGGCGGCCTCTCTGGCGTGCTCGTTGCTCAACCGGGACACCATCGGTACCGGCGGCGGGACGTAGCCGGCGAGGAAGCGCCGCCACGTCTGCTCTGTCTCTCGCGTGGTTTCGGTCGTCATCTCAGGCCGCTCCCTTCTCTCTGGCAATCTCCCGCGCCTGCCGTACCGCCTGCCGTACCGCGCCCTGCACCGTCGTCTCCAACCGTGCGCCCCGTCGTGCTGGCTCACCCGGCTTGCGCTTGCGCGTCGGGTGATGCTGCTGGCAGATCGCCCACTCGTAGTACGTGTGCGTCGCCATGTTCGGGCAGCGTGCGCCATCCTCGTCGAGCGCCTGGCATTGGCCGAGTGTGGGAGGCGGGCGGCTCATGATTCGGTCTTGCGCTCCTTACGCGCGTTGCGAAGCGCCGCGTTGACCGCTGCCTCAAACGCCAGGGCTGCCGCAATCTGCGCCTCGGTCAGTTCGGGCCACGCTTCGCGGAGAAACGCTGGCTGCGCCCGGTTGCGCCAGATTGCCTCGGTGGGCATCCGGGTGCCCGCGATGCAGACCGCGCCGCCCATCACGCCGGGCCGGCTCACCACGCCAGGATGCTGCGCTATGAGGCGGCGCACAATCTCGGCGCGGGCTTCCGTAGCGCGGTCCTTCCAGAGCCGCAGTTCTGCCGAGGCACGGTGCGCACTCGCCAGATCGCGCTGGTAGTCGGCACAGAGCTCCTCGAAGGTCAGGGGGTCGAAAGCGCGAGCCATCTAGCCGGCCGCCTCCAGCAGCGCGAGCGCCCGTTCTACGTCGGCATCCGTCAGGCCAACATCCGGGTTCGTCTGCACGAGAGACCGTCGCAGTGGCCCCATATCGTCACCATCATCCAGGATGACGAATCGACGTACTCGGTCCGGGTGCTGATCCAGCCACGCCTGAATCTCGTCGCCCCGTTGGCGGGCGACATAGAGTCCGTGCTCACCCCAGGCAACCTCGCTGCGCGGCGTGCAGCCAATGACCCGTGTCGGCCAGCACAAGCCATTCGCGCACAGGACCTCGCGAGTACGCGCCACCGTAGAGCGCCACGAGGACGAAACAACGATGCTGGCGCCAGACTGCCGTAGCAGGCGGTTCAGTCGTGCCATCGCGTCTGGATCAATCGCCTCAGTGCCGCTTCCGTGCTTGCGTTGCGCCCAGGACTGGCGTGAGTTCAGGACGCCGTCGATATCCAGGAAGATGACCTTCACCGCCACCGCGTGGTTCATCCGGCCGCCTCCAGTACGTCCAGGGGCAGCGCGAGGGGTTGCGCGACCGTCTCCACTCGCACGTCGGCAAAGAGCGGCGCATCGCGCGTCACGCGCCGTTGCGCCATCTGGGCATACTCGCCGTTGAGTTCGATCAGCGTGGCGTCGCGCCCGAGCTGATCCGCGACCAGGCCGGTAGTGCCTGAGCCGCCAAAGGGATCAAGGACGCGGGCGGGAATCGGTTCAGCGTTGTGAGCACAAGTAGGTTCCCATCCGGTCGTGCGCCGAGCCACTTCGTCCGTTGCGCCAAGCGTGCAGCGGGCCGTCCCGCCGGTGATCGCGCCGCCAGTTGCCTGCACTCTGGCATCGCCGGCCGCTGGCGTCCAGCGGCCGGCGTCCCGCTCTACCATTCTCCGCCACGGTGCGCCGCAGGTCGGGCAGCAGCCGCGCTCACTCGTACTCGCCCGCACCGCGCGCCGCACGATCTCGGAGGGGTAGGCGGCATAGTGTTCGTCGGTCAGGGGCTCGGGACCGAGCAGCCAGAAGTTGCGGAGGTTGGCGCCGCTGGTCTGCGGGGGTACGCCCAGTCCTGGGCGTACCCCATCGCTCAGTGTGTCATTCCGACCGGAACCAATCGAGTAAGGCAGCGAGCGTGCGCCAGAGGCGCCATTGCGCTCGTCCGACCAGCGCACCCGTACCGCCTCGGCGTCGTAGTAGTACCGCGCTCGCTTCGCAAACAGGAAGATCGGCTCCCACGCGCTCGTCGGGCGGTCTTGGACTGGCTCTGGCATCGCTGACGATTTGGCCCACGCGACAATCGAGCGCACGTACCACCCGGCGTCTTGCATGGCGATGCAGAAGCGCCACGGCACGAGCGAGAGATTCTTCGGCTTGAGCGTCGGGTGCTTGTGCGTGCGCTGCACTCGCCCGACCTGGCGGTTGGCCTCCATCGCCTTCGCGCTGATGCGTCCCGCGCCATAGTCCAGCGTATTCTTGGTGCCGCCGTTCTGCCCGCCAGGGTTGTTCCAGTAGCAATCGCCCAGATTGACCCAAAGTGTCCCGTCGTCGCGCAGCACGCGATGGACGCCGGCGAACACGCTGAGCAGATGTGCGAGGTAGAGGCCCAGGTCCGGTTCCCAGCCGAGTTCGCCACGCCACGCGCCACACGCAGCGCAGAACGCGCCCATCGCCGGGTTGAGGACGTGGACTTCCAGCGTTTTCTTCGTCTGCATCCCCGGCAGGTCCGAGCCGCGCCCATTCCGCAAGCGCGTGGCGCTCTTGCCCGCGTCGGCCCACTCGTGCTCACCCGCGCAGAGCGGCGTGCCGTCCGGGTTCACCCATACCTGCGGCGGCGTGCCGTAGCGCCGAAGTTGGTAGTACGGCGGCGAGGTAACCGCCACGTGGAACTGCCGCGCCGGCAGTGTCGCCAGCGCGTCGAGCGCATGGCCCTGCAGCACCGTTACCGCCATCTCACGCCGCCCCTTCCGCCGCGTCTGCCAGCGCGATACTCTCACCGAGCCGCGTCATCTCGATCTTGGTGCCGTTCAGCACGGCGACGAGCTGTGTGGTCGTTGCGCTGAGCAAGGCAATCTGCGCTGCGGTATTCCCCCGCGGATCACAACACGTGATGTTGACCTTGCCGGTTGCGCGATCATGCGCCACCTCTACGCGCAGCGCCTTACCCTTGCCCGCTCGTTCGAGCGCGGCGTGCAACTCCCGGAGCCGCTTGACTTCGCCCCGGAGATACTCGATCTGCGCCCTCAAGCTTGGTCGTGCCATCTCACGCCGCTCCCTTCAACTGCCGATACACCAGGCTTCGGTACACCGGACTGCGATGCCGATGTTTTCCCGGGAGTGTCGTCGCCCGCAACCCCACGACCTCACCGAGCACGCCTTCTCGCAGTGCCCGCTTCCAGAGCGTGCCGCGGGCGTTCGGGTGCGCCTCGGCTTTCCACGTCAGGCGCGGCTCCACGTCGTCTACGTGGACGGTGGGCTGCTCGCGCGCCACGTCACACAGCACGCGGTAGGCGTAGTCGAGCCAGAGCGCTGGCGCCGCGCCCGCCGCGAGGGCCATGCCGTCGTCACGCTTGACGGTTTCGCTAGCGTCTCCTGTTGGCGGGATCGGAGCCTGGGCGGCCATAGACGCCCAGGCGAACAGGGGCAGCCTCGTGAGAGGGAGGGGATCACTCACCGCGCGTGCTCCTCACACCAGGGCCACACGATGCCAGCCACCCGCCAGGCCAGTCGCCAGCCTGGATTGGGATAGCCGGGATACTCCGGTGGTTGCGTGCGCCACCCGAACCAGAGCCGCCACGCCAACCAGCAGCGCCGCGCGAACCGCCTCATCTGCATCGTCTCGCCCATCTCAGTCCGCTCCTCTCGTGTCGGCCGCTTCCTGCGCACAGCACCGCTCGTACAGGCCGCGCCACAGCGCCTCGGCGTCCAGGCTCTCTACGAGGACGCAGCGCCCGTCGCGCCACGCTGAGCCGTACACCTGCCAGCCATCGCCACTGATGCGACACTCCCATCCGGCGTCCGCAAGCGCCTCGGCATAGTCCGCGGCGGACCAGAGCAGCACGCGCTGCTGCGCCAATTCCGGTGCGTTCGTGCGCGTGCGACCGGCGGCCGTCCAGCGTGTCGCCTTGCTCATCTCAGGCACCTCCTCTCGTGCTGGCCGCTCGTGTCGCTCCCGGCCACTCAGGCACTCCTACGCTTCGTCGTCCTCGTCGTCCTCACCCACGGCATCAGCGGCCTGTTGCGCCGCCGCCTCTAACTCCGCGAACAGGTCGCCTTGCTGCGGTCCTTGGCCCTTGATGCGTAGCGTGGCCTCGCCCGGTCCGACGATCCCGGCCAGCATCGTGATCGCTACGTCACACCGAGCGCACAGCACCAGTTCGAGTGCTCCGAGTGGCCGGTCAATCGCCAGCGTCGCCGGGTGCGGCGGGCATTTGCCTTCGCACAGCGCGCACTTGCGAGCGGTAAAGGTTTCGCCCGGTTGCAGCGTCAATTGCACGCGCGCCCCTACGTGGCCGTTGTGCGTCGGCTGCTCCGAGGTCAGCGCGGTGTCGTCGAGTCCTGCGGTTCCTGCGGTTCCTGCGGTAACGGTGTCGAGTGTGGTCATCTCAGCGTCGCCCTTTCGTCGGTGCTCGGGTGCCGTGAATGGCTCACACACACGGCCAAATTGCCTGAAACGTTACCTACCAGATCAGCGTGTCGCCTTCATCGTCCATCCTCCTGTTCCCAGAAGCGGGTGTGCGCCTTGTCGAACTGGAGCGAGAGCGTCGCTAACGGCCCGTTGCGGTGCTTGGCCAGGATCAGATCGACCGGCGTCCACGTCGCCTGTGGGAGCAGCGTCTCTTCCAGCGGGTGCAGCAACAGCACCAGGTCCGCGTCCTGTTCCAGCGTGCCGCTTTCGCGCAGGTCGGACAGTTGCGGGCGGCGATCCGGTCGCGCCTCCACCGCGCGGCTCAACTGGCTGCACGCCAGCACCGGCACGGTCAGCTCCTTCGCCAGCAGCTTCAGGCTGCGGCTGATCTCCGAGACTTCCTCGACGCGACTGGCCCCCTTGCGCGCCGTGCTCCGCAGCAGTTGCAGGTAGTCCACGACGACGAGGCCCAGGCCGTGTTCGAGCTGCAACTGCCTGGCCGCCGCCGCCAGGTCCGTCGTCGTCAGCGCCGGCGCGTCGAACACCCACAGATCCGCATCGCCCAGGCGCCCCATGCTCTCGGCAAGGCGTGTCCACGCCGCATCATCGAGTCGGCCGGTTCGCAACTGGTGACTGCCCAGGTTCGCGGCGCCGCCAACGATGCGCGCCACCAGTTCGCGATCGGACATTTCCAGCGACCACAGCCCTACCGTCGTGCCGCGCCTGGCCGCTTCGACGGCGATGGTGACGGCGAGGCTCGTCTTGCCACTGCCGGGCCGGCCGGCGGCAAGAATCAGGTTGCCCGGTTGCAGACCGCCGGTCAGGTCATCGAGCCGCGGGAATCCGGTGGGTACGCCGGCCGTGATGTCGCCGTCGCGCTGGCGGGCATCTAGCTCGTCCATGAGCGCGGAGAGCAGCGTGTCCAGGCGTTGCCCGGCGACGGACGGCCGGCGCTTGGCCACCTTGAGCAGCACCGCTTGCGCCTGGTCAATCGCCTCGTCGCCGTCCTCGGTGTCGTAGGCGGCGGCGGCAATCGCGCCACTCGCCTGGAGGAGCCGACGACGCTGCGCCAGGGAGCGCACCCGGTTGGCGTACTGTTCGCCGTGCAGGAAGGACGGGCACTCCACCACGAACCGCGCGAGCCACGCCGGGCCACCCATCGCCTCGAGTCGCGCTTGCCCAATCTCGGTACCCACGAGCAAGAGGTCTGTTTCCGGTTCGCCCCGCGCGACCAGCGCCGCAATCGCCCGATAGACGGCGCGGTGGGCGTCACGCTCGAAGTCGGCGGCCTCAAGCGTCGGGACCAACTGCCGCCCCGCGCCAGGATGCACAAGCAATGCCCCCAGCAGCGCACGCTCCGCGGCTTCGTCAGACGGGTAGCCCTCCCGGCCCCGGTCCCGGCCCCGGTCCCGGCCCCGGTCCTCATCAGGCATTGGCGCGGGACTCCTCTGCCTGCTGCGGTGCCTGACGCTGCCGATGTTCACCGCCTGATCGACCGCGGACAAAGCCAAGTGCGTAAATCAGGTAGTGTTCGTCGCTGTCCTGGATGGCCCCGCGGCGCACCGCCTCCAAGTAGCCATCCCGGATCTCACGCTGCTGCTTGGTCCGCACCGTCACGAGCGCCGCAACGGCTCGCTCCAGTTCCGCCAGCGTCATCCTTGTGCCTCCCGCCGCGCCTGCGCGGCTCGCTCGCGCAACGCCTGGAGCCGCGCCGCATCCGGCCAGTTCACCGGCGGCAGTGGGAGCGATGGCGTGCCGGCCGCCAGGCGCGTCTGCTGTCTCGCCGTGATCGACGCGGCCAACTCCAACAGGTCCGACAGCTTGGGAAAGCGCCGCTGCGTGCGCTTCCAGGTCTGTACGACTTCCCACCAGACGGCCTCGTCCAGGTGGCGCAGGTCCGGCCAGTAGGCCTCCTGGCGCGACGCCACCCGTTCGGGCAGCACGCCATCCCAATCCAGGGCGGCGCTCAACAGCGCCATACCTTCGCGGTACGCCTTCGGGGTCACGCGGCGCCTCCAGTCAGCAAGTGATGCGTTCGGTTCGTCTTAGCCGCCAACCCTTCGCGTTCCGCCCGTTCAGCCCGCTCGGCCGCGCGTTCTTCCGGACTGCGCCAGAGCAGGCTTGCTTCGACGCCGCTGATCCGGCGGGCGCGGCCGTTGCTGCCCTTGGGCGGCGCGCGGCGACCGTTCTTACTTTCCAGCCAGTTGCGAAAGCGCTGGTACTTCACCAGCGCGGTGAAGCTCAGATTGCGTTGGAGCCAGCCGTCGCCATCGCCCCATTCGCCGGCGGCGATTTCCTGCCAGCAGGCCGCCAGTTCCTCAGCCGTCCCGTACTTGAGCAGTTGCTTCGCGTTCGCCCCCTCGCTCTTTTCGAGTGTGGGTGGCGTCAGGCCCTGCGTCTCGAACGCCGCGAACAACGCTTCCTGCCAGCTTGGCGCAGCGTCCGGCGCAGCCGGCGCGCCCGCTCCGTAAGGAGCGGAATACTCTGATTCATTCCCATACCTGTAATCCATACCTGCCGGGCTAGCATGGTGCTCTTCCGGTGCATGCATGGTGCTGGCCTGGTGCTGGCCACTATTAATAGGAAGGCATGCACGATGCTCGGGCGGGTCTGGGATGGTGCTTGCCTGCTCCTTGAT